ACATCGACTGGCTGAGTTCTACGCATCACTTAGACGAAGGCATTCGCCCCGAAGCGTTAGCCGTTCCAAGTTTCGAAGACGAAGAGAAAAGCAGGCAGCATGAGGTGCAAGTGAGGTACTTTGGGTAGTGGGTCAGTCTGAAATTTAGACGCTTATTCCCATCTACCCGCCTCAACCGCTCCAGATCCGCACCGGTTAACCGGATGCGGCCAAGATGCCCGATCTTGACGGTCATGCGGTCTGCTCCCCGGCTTTCATCCGTTCATAGAGTAGTTGGTTCCCAGGGTCATCTAAATAGTTAATAGCTATTGCTTTCATCGCCTCCGCCCGGTTGTGGCACTCGTCGATTACCATAGCCATTTCGATAGCGCGTTCAAATTCGTCGACGTCCTCCACCGACGCCATCGCCATCGGCTTGGCGGTTTCAAGGTGCTGGTCATGCTTGCGATTGAGTTCTTCGACGAATTGCTTTTCTGATAGGCACTTGGCATCCTGGATGACTTCGGGCAGTAATCGAACGTTCGATGAGACTTTTTTCAACTGCTCGATGTTGCAGCGCTTCATCTTTGCAAAATCCTCGTAGGGGACGTCACGACACTCTTTTCTTGCTCTCAGGGCGTCCCGGCAGTATCCCCACGAGCGCGGCAGGGTATCCTTCAGCCATTTGTCAAAACTCTGGTAGTAGTCGCCAAACTCCTCGTCCATGATGAACCGAAACAGGTTCCGCTCCTCAATCAAAAGCATCGCTTCCCCGCGTACCGCGAAGGCTTGCTCCTCCACCCTGTCGAGAGACTGTAGAATCGCCTCCAAAGCCGTTGCCGCTGTTTCGTTGGACTGACACCTGATCGCCATCCAGTCAGGGGTTCTAATCGGTGAGTGTGATATTGCTCCAAGGCTCATGGTCGTATTCCTCTCTTTGCAGAAGATTCAATTTTGTCCAGGTTGTCACGGAGAACGGAGATAATTGTAAATCCACTCTCCCCGTCATAAGCCTTATTTATTGCAGCTTGGCAGACCGTTAGTAACTGCCTTTGAAGTGACTTGGCCTTCACAATTCGAACCCAGTCCTTCACCGCCGGCCGGTACCGGATCGTATCCGCCGAAAGGTCCGCAAGGTACGCCACGGGAGTAGCCCCGATGCGTTCCAGTTCCTTGGCCTCCCTCAAAGACTCTGCAAGGGTTACAAGGTCCACCGACTGACCACATTCCAGCATCTCGCCGATGTGGGTGTAGATCAGCCGGTGAGAGTCCAGAAAGAAGTCGTCAGCCTCAAGTGAGGTTGTGGCCGCATAGAGTTCATTGTCCAGCAGCACGGCCCCAAGAATGGCTTTCTCGGCCTGTACGTTCGCGGGGGGCTCTGGATCGGTCTTGGGCTTGGGGGTCATGAATTAACCCCAAAGTCGAGTACCTCTTGGCTGAGGCGCTTGGCGGCAGCTTCGCAGAACCTTTCGTCAATCTCCATGCCGATAGCGCAATGGCCCATTTTCTTGGCTGCTACCAGTTCACTTCCCACCCCCGCGAAGGGGACGATTACAGTAGCGTCACCGAATCCGCCATAGTGGATTAGCGGCTCAAGGATTCCAACAGGCTTCTGGGTGGGATGCTCCGCCTTCCCGTGCATGGATGCATGATAGTCGATGTTCCCCATGTGCGCTGGACGCTGTTTCCGCCTAACCGTCTTTGCCGTCGCATCGGGAGTTGTCGGGACGTAGAATTTCAAGTCTCCCCACGGACCACGGTAGAAGTGGCAGATGGATTCATGGACACGCCTGAATCGATCAGCATGGAAACTAGATCCATTGTGCTTCTCCCAAACTAAGTCTTGGGAAAAATGCCAGCCACCAGCGCTAAACCATTCCGCGTGCTCCATAAACATACGCATCGACCCAAAGCACCAAAGAGAGCGTACGCATGCGGGTATATAAGTCAGCCACTCGCCATGCCATTGGTCCCATTCAAGACTCGTCTGACCGTAAGGGGGATCTGCCAACACGAGCGAGTTGGGAATGCCGAGAGACGGCAATACGTCCCGGCAATCGGCATGGTAGAGAAGGATTGATCCATCACTAAAATAGGGCCTCACAGTCCAGCTCGCTCTCTTGCCGAACGCCGCTTCCGGTCGTCTAAGCATTTCTGGCAGAGCACATGCCCCGGTACCCTCTTCTTGGCGCAGTCTACACAGCGCCTCATTTCCCTCAGCCTTTCGCGGCGCTTCTTTAGGGCTTGCCGCACTTGCGCTCGTTTCACTTCGATAGGCACTGTCATGCTCGCCTCTTCTCCATCATCTTGACGTCGATTGCGTGGGATAATTGGCCCTTCGTCGTCCCCGGTGGGACAACGATCTTCAGCACCCGAGCCAGCCCTAACTGCTTCTCTGTTGGTGGGTCATGGTGCCATCGAGAGTCCCTAGCCAGTATCGGCTTGATGCCGCCATGCTCCAAAACGAAACGGTCGGCGATATTCATGGCGCCAGGCAGGTTTTGTGCGGAGAAATCTGCGACTGCTTCGCCCACCTTGCCCCGCACCTGCCACTCTTCCCGTAAGTCTTTTGTGATGGTCACGAGATCCCGGTTGACAGCCAGCATGTAGCCTTCCGCCGACTTTCTCCAGCCCAGTTCCGATAGCCGCGCAATTTCCGGTGGGTAGTTTGGCTGGAACAGTTGAATGTTCTCCGCGATCGACTTCAGATCGTTCAGGCTCTTGATGTCCTGAATGTTCGCTGTCGGAAACTCCGCCGCCATGCGGTCAATCCGCTCCCTCGCCTTCGAGTACTTCTCGCCCTTCAGGTCAAGGTCTTTCGGCAAGCCGAGCAGCGTGGAGATAGTAGTCAGGGAGTGCTTCTTGCAGTTATCGACGACATCAATAACGGTGCATTCACTTTTTCCGGGCGAGATGCGAGTGCCCCGGCCGACTTGCTGGACGTACCGCAGTTCCGACTTCGTGGGAGCCGCTGAGATGATGCACTGAATTTCCGGGTCGTCGTAGCCTATGGAGTTTCCCGTCACCACCACCTTTCCGTTTCGCCGGGTGATGATATTGTGGCTATCGGTGGTAACGCACCAAACCATCTCTTCGGTGTGCGGCTCGTGGATAATGGGAGTCTTGCAGGAAAGCGTGATGCGCTTCCCCTTAATCATCCTGAGCCCCCATTGCGTGTTGTGGTTTTCTTTACGGGCCGGAATCTCTGTTACCGTGCAGCGCCAGCCGCGCACCGAACCGATGGCGCAAAGGAGTTCAATCCACGGCTTTTTAGTGTCGGCAAAGTAGAGACTATTCGGCCTTCCCTTTGTAGCCTGTCCGTGCGACCCATCGCCGTACCAGTAGCCTTCCACCAGGGCATCGAATTGCGCTTCATTCAACCCCCAAAGAAGTTCTGTCCCCTCCGTCACGATGGATGGATAGGTAGTGGACTGGCAGAGAGTGTACGCCACCCCTCCCCCTTTCCTGTTTCTGGCGACCGAGCCATCTGCAACCCAAAAACCGATTAGACGGCACTCGTCTTCGCTCAATTCCGAAGGGTCTTTCCATCGCAGAGATCGCCGTGCCTCCTCTCTCTTCTTTGCCTCACGAAACGATTCAGCATACTCGTACCCTGCAAGGTTGCGAAGGTTGTAGGCGTTGGCGGATATGCGCCGCGCTGAATTGACCGGCTTCCCCTCCCGGTTCACCTTCATAGGAAACGGGCGAGCGAGTCCATTGGTGGGAAGGCTGTCTCTGTTGGTCAGGTTATCCGCCGCGATTTTCTTCCAGTTCTTTCTTGCCTCTCCGCATGACACCACCATCCTGTGATTATTGGTGACTCTCAGGTTGACGGTCTTCGACTGGACAGAAATCATGTGCTCATCTGCCGCGAGAGGGCGAACTAAGATGGCTTGGGGCTTCTTAAAGAAGACTTCTCCATTGAAACACCAGTTTGCAACCCGGCGATCGAACGTCATCTCGTTGTACTTCGTCCATCCCCGGTCGGTCAAAATCTCCGTCTCGGTGTCGAGGCAAAGAACGTTGCAGTTACAGAGAACATTGAACTCGCCTGTCTTGTGACCGCGAATCTTCTGGTGGCGGTCTGGGTCGTCTCCCCAGACTGCCTGCGCGGGTTCCCCATGAGCAGTGAACGCCGCCGCAAGGTCTAGGGCGTGTTGCACGTCGACGGTGAAAGCTAGGGTCCGTTTCCCGTAGGCGATCTTGTACCACTCCTTCACGATGATGGCGTTCCGCTCTGGAGTGTTGACAGACTTCTCTAGCTCGTCCTGCGCGAAGTCTCCCATCCGTGTCTTGATGCCGTCGAGCTTCGCCTTGCCGTCTACCCGGTAGCCCACCAGATCGCAGAGCCAGCCATCGGCTATGCCTTTCTGGATGCCCATGTCGAACACAATCACATCGAACAATTCCCGTAGCCCTTTCCCATCGGCCCGGTTTGGGGTTGCGGTGATGCCAAGAAACAGGATGCCGTCAGGGTTTGGCTCTAGCAATCCGAAATGGTCGTAAACCCGCTTGAAGCTATCCGAGGGCGACAGGTGAGCTTCATCCTGTATCAAGCAGTCGAAGTCGAAGGGATCAAATCTCCGGATACGGTCTGACCCTTTCCGGCCCAGTGTCGGCACCGAGGCCACGATCACGTCTGGAGGGTAGAGGCCATCCATGTCCACCCAACTCCCGGCCATTTCCACGCCCACACGAAGACTTGGATTCCACCGCTGCATGGCCGTTGCCGCCTGCACCGCGAGGGTTTCCATGTGACAGCAAAACATAAGTTTTTTATGAAACCCATGATGGGATCGAATGTTTGCGGCTATCGCGGTTTTTCCTAATCCGGTACTCAAGACGGCTAGTTGCCGATTTAATCCCTTTTCGTAGTGCTCAAGGGATCGGTCCAAGCAGTCAATTTGATAGTCGCGCAATGGCATTAGTTTTTCCTGAAGGAGTCTTGTTCAGGGCATGTCGCCCAGTGTGCCGTGGCGGTTGCGGTTCCACGGTCCATGATGTTCATGGGAATCTTCTTGCCTGATGGAGTGATCCACCATTCCAGATCGTCCCCGCATCCTCGGCAGGTTGCGTGATTGTCGAACTTGTAACCTGCCGAGGTCATCTCATCCAGCGTCTTTGGAAAGGCCATCGTCTCCCTCATCGTCCATCTCGAACATGTTGATGCCGATACCCCATGATGTTCGGGTTATGTGCATCGTCACTTCGCCCTTGTCGTCAGTGACGGTTTCACAGCGATTGCCGCGCACATTGCGTTCCCCGGCATCCCACCGCTATCGGCAACGTCAACGATGGCCCACTGGCCCTGCGTCAAGGGAATGAGGCGGTACAATACTTCTGATAGGGTTGTCATGAATCGCTCCTTATAGCGGTTTAGGCTTCGCCGGGGCAGCAACCCCGACAACCCTATTTTACCATCTCATCCAACAATCGTTTGTTTTGACCAGACTCTTATTGCCCCCGGTGCACCGCATAACGTTTCCGCACTCCGATGCATGCCTCTCACTATTTTTCCAATCGCGACTTCATCGACACGGATGAACTCGGGCTTGAGGAGTGTCCAGTCTTTTACTTCGAAATCCCACGCCGTCCTGAAGCTGGTTCCGCTGACTTGGGGCACGGTCGACGGCAACACCACGGGAGCCACTTCGACGTTGACAGCCTCTTCGAGAATGGCTTCCGCTGCCTCAGATTGCCCTGCTGCCGCCGCTTGACGTGCTTCCTCGATCAATCGGGCCTGTTCGCGCTCGTAGGCTTCCTGCTGGGCCTTCTGAGCGGCTTCCCGGCGCTTGCGCTCCTCTTCGGCCGCGAACTGCTCACGCTCACCCTTGAGGCGCTTCTGCTCGCCTTCGATGGGAGCCAGGACTTTGGCCCGGTACGACGTCACTGCCCGGTGGAGTTTGAACAGTCTGTCGGCGTAGGGGTCAAGTATCTCGCCGATGTCCTCAGCCACAGACCTAAGCGCTGCCACTTGCTCAGTTGCCGCAACGTAGGCATCGGCATCGGCCACAACGATCTTGCCGGTATTATCTCTCTTGAAGACGGTGATCTCTTTGGCTTGCGTCACGAGGGCATCCCTCATGGCGCAGTTGGTTGTGAGTTCAGGTATCAAGTCGAAGATTTGCTCGATGCTCGCCGCAATGTCCAACTGAAGGACTTCGGCTTGGGTTTGCAGAGTAATCGCGGTCTCCATGCGTTCAACCTTTCATCAGTTTGTTGTTGATTCGTGCTTGGGTGAGCATCAGCGCTGCAAGGAATAGCTTTTCGTCATTGCGTTCCTCGTGCTGCTGTGCGAAGTAGAGCTTGCCTGCCCCTTTGGGCTTGTCGAGCAGGTACACGGCGTAGCGTTTAATCGGCACTGAACCATCGCCACGGAACGGAAGCGCCTGCCCCGCCGTCTGGATTTGATGAGAGAACTCCCGGTCACAGCATGTCTTGATTTCGACGACTGCATGGACCTGAGCCGTTGCCGGCCCGATAGTCCCGAACCGATCAATCGTCATGGCATAGGTCATGCCGTTGACTTTGACGGCGCAAGGAACTTCGCACCAGCTCAGGTCCATGCAAAAGTTGAAGTCGTCACAGAACTGATTCCAGCCGTTGATGCGCGGTCCATAGGTCGGATGAGCCTTTAGGGTCACAAGGTCTTCCGGTTCCAGTTCACCCTGATCCATCCACTTGGTATATTCGTGGACTTTGGTTCCAAACTTCGCCTTGTTCGCCAGCACGTCAGGCTGTACGGCTGAGTAGTCTACGAGTCCAGCCGCATCGAGTATCTGGGTAAGGCTGATTAGCCGCTTGCCGTCCAGCACATACTTGTGGCCGTCTTCCTCGAATGTCAGGCCGTTCTCTGCGCGATAGAGTTCCACTAGCCTACCTCCTTCTCCCGGGCGGATAACATCGCATCGGCCATTTGGTAACTGAGCCGCGCTACCGCCTGGTCGTTCGCTGCCGCCGATGGGCTTCGAATCGCCGACAAGATGATCTTCATGACCTCGATTGCTATCTCGTCCCGCAGTGTCTTGTATGTTGGTAGAAGTTGAACTTCGCCCTGCGCTTGCTGGAACTTCATATCCTTCTGGCTCATTCCGATCCTGTCCATCGCTCACCTTCTCCGGCTTCTCTACCGGATACTTTCCTTTGACCGTTAACATGAACTGCCGATCTGGATACAAAGAACGACAGAGCTTCACGAATACATCTTCGGGAACCCCGATGTACCTGTAGGTGCCTGAAGTCTTGAACTGAACGGCAAGGATTCCAGCCACAGGATCGTATCCTGCCGCAACGATGTTTTTCGCATGGAATCCCAGCCGACGCATTTCCATTTCACTTCCTCTGAGTCCACTGCATGTCACGACCCCTTGATGACCGTGCTTCCGGCCTTGATGGTGTCGATGCCGTGATCGTCCATGAATCCAGCAATCGCGCCCTTGATGCCGGGAAGCGTCTCTGGTTCGATCTTCATGAAAGGGTACTTGTCGGGTTGGCTCTTGATGTGCTCCCCGAAGAACTTACCGACGCTGATGGCGTTGACCAGTCCAGAGTGAAGCTCAGGGCTGACGTTGGCGTAGTGGTACTCGGTGATGGGAAGACCTTTCTTCCACGACTTGAAGCGGATTCCGAGCGTGGACGTTTCCTCGTCGTATCCGACTTCGCTGATTTGCGAACTGTCTACTGCTTTCCAATTCATCGCGGGTGTTCCTTTCAGAATGGCATGTCGTCGTTTTTCACGGCGACGGGTTGAGGCTTCGGTTCGGGAGCGGGTTCGGGGATGGCTTCCAGCTCCGGTTCAAAGATGGCCGAGAGCAAAGCGCCAGCCGCTGAATCATCCAACTTCGGGACGATCTCATTTGCGGATTCACGGCACGGCTTCTTGCCATAGGAGCTGTGGTAAGTATGGTCGCATACCTTCTCGTGAAGATATGCCTCGAAGCGGTTCAGTAACTCCGCTTGCCTATCGGTGATTGCCGTTCCTTCGACAACCTTTCCGTCTTCGGTAATGAACTTCATCGCGGGTGTCCTTTCCTACTTGGATTGGTGGAATTTGAATTGAGGGTCGATTGCATCTACGGCGGCTTCGTAAATCCGCTTCGGCATCTCGCCCCTGTGTCCGTGGTAGCCGATGGATGCCAGAGCCTGCTCGACCTGCTCGTCATTCAGGCCGGCGCTCCTGCCGATAGCGAAGAACCGCTTCGCCTGTGGTGCCGTGATGCTTGGCTCCGCGCCGACGACTTCGCCCTGTATAGCCTCCTGCTGAGGCGGAAAGGGGCTTTCCCGGGGCTGCTGCGCTTGGGGAGTACCCTTGCGGCTCCGAGGCTGGATGTCAGGCTCTCCTGTGGGGTGCGATATTGCACTAGGCGTCGTCTCCCCGGTGGTCGGCGTATTCCCACTCCCAGTATTCGGCTTCGGGTCCATCTGGGTCGTGGGCGTCGTAGGGTTTGGCGCTTGCCAGTTGTTTCCCTGCGGCTCCTGAGCAACGCCTTGCTCCCTGAGCGTCTGCACTTCCGTCTCATCCAGCATCCCGAGTCCGCATATCGAGAGCGTCACCCTCCGCTTGGCCTTCGTCTCGCACTTCATCATGGCGTTGGCAAGGTTCTCGCCGGTCAGGTCATACTTGAACTTGGTTCCCTTGGCGTCTTTCCCCTCGACGCCTTTAACGGCAACGGCACCCGTAGAGGAATCGACTCGCCCTTCCCTGTCGGCGGCATCGGCTACGACTACCACCAAGTCGCCAATCTGCTTAGGGTCCACCTTGGTGATGGACACGCCATGAATCTTGCGAAGCTGCTCCGTGCAGTCCTTCTTCGCGTAGAGTTGAAGTTTCCCGTTCAGCACGATGTACTGAAAAGGCTGCGTGAGCGGGTTCAGGCCGAGCGAGGTGCAGAGCATGTTGTAGTAGTTCAGCCGCTCGTCGGGTTTCAGTTGCGCGAGGTCGCCGCCGATCACCACCTGTTCGATGTTGGCGCTCAACGGCCCGCGTGTTGCCAGTTCAGTTGTCATGCTTCCCTTTTCCCCTTTCTTTTCGAGAGAGTACTCCCCCAATTTGCCCATGTCAAGAAAAATGTTGACAAATTCTACAACGTGGTTTACGGTGACAACATGAAGACGTACACGGATGCGCAAGTGAGGTCGGCATTGGCGAAGTTGCTAAGGGGATCGACTTACCGCGAAGTTGCCGGGTATTTGGGAATAGATGCCGGCAACTTCTACCGAATGGCCAAGGGGACTACAGCGATCAGCATTAGGGTTGCCGGCAAGATCGGCTTTGTTCTCGTGAACGAGCCGCATATCTGGACACGCAAGCCCCGCAAGGAGCCGCGCCCATGACCGAACTCATCAACTACAGCCTGATCGCCGCCGCTGACTGCGACGCGGTGCTGGCCCAGCGCACGGATGGGGTGACACCGATACCGTTTCATGATTGGTGGATTTCGCAGGGCAAGTTTATCGATCCAGACACAGAAGATGTGCCTTGGTATGACAAGCGGGAAGCCCTGTGCGAAGCGGCCTATGATGCAGGACAAAGCAGCGTTAGATTTGCAGAGGCTTACGTCGCACACCGCACGGAGCCCGCACTCGCGCAGCCCGTCCCGCAAAGCACACTATTAAGAGCGGCGAAGTGGAATCGGATTACGTGGCCCTGTGATCGCTCAGACTTCTTGGCTTGGCGTCCACAGGAGGATGGCGTGGGCATTGAGGTGTTGATTTACAACTACGCAAACAGGCAACTTCCATCAGGAGATGGGCTGTTCTATGTTGCGGATGCGCCCTCACTAAGGGCTATCGGTGGGAATGAGTCCGAAGCGCAGGCCATCCAAGCGCAAGAGCAACGGAGGAAAGCATGATTTATTACCACTTCACCGAACCTACTCTGCGCAATGGCGAGCCTATCCCGCCCATTGGCGAGTGGATCACTTGCAAAGGGAAGATCGTTCCTCGCAAGAATGGCCTTCACGCATCGCCGGATGCGTTCGACGCCCTACAATATGCCCCAGGTAATCTTCTGCATCGGGTGGAACTTGATGGCGATATTACTCCGCATGGCTACCCAGTTGACAAGTTTGCTGCTCGTAAGCGAATGATCGTTGCATCCATCGACGCCACCGGCATCCTGCGATTGTTCGCGCGGCGCGTGGCCCTTGACGTGATCGATCTTTGGGATGCGCCGCCCATCGTCAAGGAGTATCTGGAAAGTGGAGACGAATCAAAGCGGGCCGACGCCAGTTCCGCCGCCAGTTCCGCCGCCAGTTACGCCGCCTCCTGGGCCGCCAGTTCCGCCGCAGGGCCCGCCTTCAGGGCCGCCAGTTACGCCGCCTACGGCGCCGGTTCCGCCGCCTGCGCCGCCTCCTGGGCCGCCAGTTCCGCCTCCTGGGCCGCCAGTTCCGCCGCCTACGCCGCGAAACAAAAACTTTATCGTGGCTGGTTCAACGAGATGGTAGACACAGCTTTTGCACTACAGGAGGTAAAGTCATGAACACTCTACCCGGTGAATTTTCGGTATGGGAGATGATTCACGATCCCCGCGAGTACGCGCGGCAGATCCTTCTCGAACAGCGCGACGCGCTTCACATGAGCCTAGACGAGGGCCCGCAGTTGGGCGCAGGCTTCCACGAGGCGGCAGTAGGGGCCAGAGCGGAGCTTCACCGCAAGCGCACCGAGGCCATGCGGCACGAGACTGAACGCCTGAACGCGCTACCGCCTTCGTTGGACAAGCTGGTGGGCCAGGCTGAGGCGGAGGATCGCCGGCGCCTGGACGGGTACCGTGAGGAGCGTCGGCGCCGGGAGCGCGAGGCTGAACAGATGTTCGCAATGCCAGTCAGTTATCGGTTCTTTGTGGGGTTGGCTTGGGCGACTGCGGTTACGCTGATGGGCGTCCTGGCGGTCATGGGCATTGTGTTCCACGCGGAGATATGGGCCGCGATGAAGGGGGCGCTATGAGCTACCGAAGGCATGGAGAAAGACGCTACGTAGTATGGCGCTACCCAGTACTCCGGTGTCAGATTTGAATGCCGAGCTGCAAATCTGGGTGTTGCTTAAAAGCTACGCACTAGAGTCTATTTGGGCGGCCGAAGGACGACGAGTGTTTCGAAAGAAAGAGGAGAAGCAATGACGAAGAAGAAGTCGACGATGACCGTGTGGGAGCAGAAGTTCAGCGGCTACGATAAATCTGTTACGAATCCGGTTGTGACTGTTGAAAAAGGAGTTACGTGTATAACTCAAAAGATGGACCGCCTTGAGCGCGGGGGCAAGGAGAGCGAACGATGAGTGAATATCAGTGCGTGAAATGTAAAGCGATATCAACGACAACCGCATTCTGTGGCGTATGTAATCTTGATATGACCGTACTCGCCCACCGCGAGCAGAGGAGGAGTGAGATGGAAGAATGTACGCACACTTCCGACTGGTGGAAGAATATGGTTCCCTGCGCTTGCTTTCGTTTCGCCGGTTGTGGAGCGATGTACACCGATGAGGAAGCCGACCAGATCGGACGCCGAATGCACAACAGCTACGCATCGTTCACCGCCGAGCAGCAGGCCATCATCAACCGCCATCAGGCAGAGGAGGAGTGAGACATGAACACCCGCGAATCGCCCACCTACCGCCCGCGCCCCGCCGCCAGCGACCTGCCTGACCGCGATTACCCGCATAGCAGCGTGATCCGCGAAACCGAGATCACATGGACATGCCCAGGCTGGATCAGGTGGCTGCTTGTCGGAATCATAATGTGGTGGCTCTGCGACGTTCTCACTGAGGCCATCTCGACATTCGTGAAAGGAATGATGCAATGACCGACGAAGAGTATGTGCGGAGTGCGTGGATTGAATCGCATAAGAGTTTTTGCCTGCGCGTTTATGAGGCAGCGCGAACGGGCCGCCCTTGCAGAACTGAAGAAAGGGATGAGGAACTGACATGATCGACGTTTTGAACACCTTGGTTGAAATGGTTATCGGCGGTGCGTCCGTGGCTGTGGCGGCGTATCTGATTTTCAACGGAGTCAGGGGGAGAATCGAATGACACCCGAATTGCAAGCGCTGATCGATACCAGATGCGAACTAGCCAACGCATACAGTCACACAATCGGATATGGTCCGGCGCACGATAAAGTTTGGCGGATCATTGAGTACATCGACAAGCAGATCTGGCCGCTGATGAGGGCCGCACTCGGAGACTTTTGACGAGCAGGTTTAACCAGTTTCCCCGCCGCTCCTTCGAGGTGGAAGTCCGGCTCCGGCGTCCGTACCCAGGAGAGCACACCGCGTAACCGGAAAAGCGGCGGGGAAAGCAGCAGGCAGTAGCGCAGAGATGCGCTCATTGACATTGCGCGGCGCTGAGGATTGCGAAGGAGGAATCGTGAAAGATTACATTGAGCAATCGTTCAATGTGGCGCTCGGCCGCAAAATTCGCTCAAGTGCATTCCTTACGGAGACACAACGCCGCCTTAATATACTTTGGTATGTATTTTCACGCAAAGAGCGTGACAGAGCAACTCGGCAATCAAATATCACGGGGAATTTGTGAGGTTTATCAATGACTGATGTGAAAAGATTTTACTGGCGTCTACGCGCTTTCCTGTGGGGATTCTGTCATCCATTTGCCACCGAAGAAGAGAACCACAATCGAGCAGTGAAGGCAGCGCGAGAGGAACTGGAGGCCCGCAATGAGTGACCTGAAGATACCGGATGATCTGAAGAACACTTATCTTGAATTGATCAACAACTGGAAGACGTATTCCACTGGCCCCGGCCCAATGAAAATACTTATTGAGCGCATCGCGGCCCTGACTGCCGAGCGCGACGCTGCGCAAGAGCAGTTGGTCATGGCACACGAAGAAATGGCAACTGTAAATGCTCTTATTATCGAGCGCGATCAGTTTAAGCAAGTCGTGCACGAGCTTGGAGATAGCCGCGTGGCGCTGATCCGTGAGCGCGACCAGTTACTTGTCCAGGTTGAGCGGCTTAATGCGCCCAAGGAGCCAAAGCCATGAGTAGCCGCATCCCACAACCAGGCAGCCCCGGTGAGGAAGCGTTCTGGCTTCATTGCCAAGCGCATTTTCACCCCGTCAATCAACCCCTGCGCGAGTTCGTATTTCATCCCAAGCGTAAGTGGAGATTAGACTTTTATTTTCCTGAGCACAAACTGGCCGTGGAGATAGAAGGCGGCAACGGCGGGCGGCATCAGCGGAGAGCGGGATTCGAGGGGGATTGTTGCAAATATAATGCGGCGGCTAAGATGGGCATTACCGTGCTGCGTTATACCACGGCGATGGTCATGGCGGGCGATGCAATTAACGACGTGCTGGCGCTGCTGTGAGCGCGGCAGGCGAGGGCTCTGTATAAAATTGCACATTCAGATGCGCATCCCTTGCGCTTAACTATGTGTGAGGTGCACCCCATGTGGATTTACTTGTCGCTGCTCGTTGCCATTATCGGCTGCCTGATGTACGCACTCGCCGCCAACCCTAAACTAGTCGAACTTGGACGCCTGGCTTTCTTCGCGGGCCTATGGGTGTTTCTCATCAAGGCGGGAGAGGGTCTGGTCGGGCTACCTCACTAACAGCAACGCCGCCAATGACGGCGGCGCGCTGCCTGCTCGGGCATAATGTCCGAGACTCCTTTCCGCTGCTCTACGCTATGAGGTAAATAAAACAACTTCCTTGGCGCGCCGCGCGACGAGTCCGTCGATGCTGACCTCGACGCCATTTTTCTCGCCGAAATGCCATGCCGGCATCTGTGCCGGAATTTGCGCCCAGCCATGGTACATCATCGTGGCCAGGTGGCGCGGCCCTTCGTTGTAGCAGAAATCCGATAAGGCGTCGAACTCGTTCTGCGTTGGGACAATTCCGGCCGGGATCTGCCGATTGACGGCGGGATCGAAGATCAGGTCCAGATCCTGTTGCAAAATAAAGTCTGCCTGTTCACCGGTAATCCCAGAGCCGATGTAGATGCCGTAGACCGTGTTGGAGGCAAGCTCGGCGGGCGACAAATCATGCCCGTGGCCAATCTGCGGCCCGCGATTATCCGGCTTGATGGTCAGGCAAGTGCCTTCACTTCCGACGATGAACTGCCTTCCGCTCTCGCTGGTTTTCATTACTGTACACTCGATATCCATGTGGTGAATCGCGCCATGACCCCGTTTTCCTTGACGGGCAGGTACCACGGAACCGAGATCACCGTCACGGCAAGCGCATCCCCGCCATAGGCCCACGCGAAGTGAATACCGTGGCTGTCCACAGCCGATCCCTTGTCTTCAGTGATCTGGATGCCGGTTTCTTTGAAGAACACTGCCTTAATGTCCTGCCAGCGCTCAGGGGTGACGTTGCTGAAAGTCTGGGTAATCATGGGTGCCTCACTTACCTTCCGCCTTATCTCTGGATGTAAACCATTGGGCAGAACAGAAGATCGCTAGGGCCAGCGCTATCGGCCCAGCCACCAGAATTGCTAGAGGCTGTTCACTTGTCAGGTAGCGGTCCTGTTTGAAATAGATCAGCGGTATTGCTATCGCTGTAGATCCCAGCCAGATTAAGAGTGCGAGGAGGTCTTTATCCATCGTTCACCTCAAAAAAGAGAGTACTCCCCCAATTTGCCCATGTCAAGAAATAGGCGGCGCAGCATCCAGTCCCGGAACCGCGCCGCCGGGGTGTTACCGGAGGAGAGACTACTTCAGCACGGCCGCCGCAAGTGCTGGGCTGGTGATTGCCACATTGTTCCACGCGCTCTTGAATTCGGCAGCGTCCGGCGTTTTCCGATACCAGTGAGTCTGGAACTGGTATCTGCCGATGTGCGGATTCCCAGCCGCCGTCGCCTTCCGACCGGCATTGTTGCTCGACTGCGGCAATGCAGCCAGAACCGCCTCGATGCCCGCCACCAGAATGTCGATGAGCGGCGAGTACGGAGCCGTCAGCGGAATGACCGCCGTGACCGCTACAATCACGTCCAGCGCGTCGATGACAAGCTGGACAGTGCTACCCGTCTGCCACTGCTGCTCGGCTGCCAGAAGGGCAGCTATGGCCTGCTGGAGGGGCGCTATCCAAGGCGCTCCCGGCTCCGCTACCGCCAGAACCGCAGCCGCCTCCTTGAGCACCACGTTGATCTCGTTGATGACCTGGGAGCCCGTGCAGCCTTCCACAAGAAGTGCTGCCGGTGCCGCCGTCCCAATCGCCATCAAGCCGATGGCGTTCTTTCCAAACTGTCTCCGATTCATGGTTTCTCCTCAAGCTGCTTTCATTGCGGCCAGCAAGCCATTCAGGTCGAGGCCGGTTGGACTTTCATTCTGTGCGTTCAGCCAATCGTTTGTAACAACAATGTGGCCTTCGTCGATATAGGCTCCCATGAAGAGGGTCGATGCGGGAATCCAAAGGCCCCATGAACGCATCTTTCCGCCAAGCGACCCTTCGCCTGCCTGGTCAATGCAATGGCCACCGCCGATGCGAAGTCCAGGGCCGAAATTCCAGTTATCTGTATCCTCTTCACACTTCTCCGGGCACTGGATGCCAAGATAACGACCACCAAATGTGTAGGAGGCCCAACGTCCGAGCGCGAAGCTGGAGATGTCGAGAGATGCCCAGCCGACGATCTGGCTGACAGACTTTCGGCCAGAACGATGCGTGACCTCGAATCCGGTCTTCTTCCAGCGATCCAGCACATCGGTCAGCACAACTCCGTTGTCCGTTTCATCTGGATTGTTGATGTCGAACCCAAAGTCCGAATAGAAATCAAGCACCTGGGCGGTTGTAGGCACAATCGGATCGTCGGGATGCGAATTGCACGACATGATTTGAGCCAGCCCGTAAGCGCCTGCCGGTCCACAGCAGCCTACGCCATTCGGTATCTGCGGCGGATTGTCTGGTGCCGGACCATTGCCGAGCATACTCATCTCATCGGCGGGGACTGCGAACTCCCAGCCCTGGGCTGGAACCGGAGGCCAGGTCTTCGCTGTATCCAGATAATCCGATAGGGCTACATGGCGCGGCAGGCGAACCGGCGGAAGTTTGCCGCCTTTGAATTTATTGAATCCCATAGTGGTCATCTCCGTTTCAGGTTAGCCAGTTCATTGCGCGGCTGGCGGGTTTGCATCCGGCGCAGGTGAGACGGTGGTGGTCTTGGATAGCGTCGTCTCAGTGGTTGTCGTCTGGATGCTGGGTAGCGGCGACTGTTTCAAGTAGAGTCCAAGCGCAAGCAGCGCGCTGGCACCGCAAGCCTCGCCGAGCTTGATGAGCCCCGGCCCGGTGAAGTTGAATGTTAGCGGAGCGATGATGACCAGCGGAATGGCTCCGCCAGCCGCTCCGATTGCCGTCGCGAATAATCCGTACACCCATTTTTCCAGTGAACTCATTGTGGTTTCTCCTCTTTTGGTGCGTTTGCGGTGATCGGTTCCGGTTCCAAGCGCATGACCCTCATGCGTTCCGCCATGATCGGCTGCGCTTCGAGTTTAATCTCGTTCACGGCCTGCTGTGCCTGCATCTGGGCGAACATGGCCTTGGCGATGCGGCGCTCCTGTGCAGGCAGATTCTCGTCGAGCAGATTGAAATGCCGCTGGTAGTCGTTCAACGTCTGCCAGAGCCGGTCGTGTTCGGCCTGTTCTTTGACTGCGCGTTGAACGTCAGCCTGTCGCTGCGCAGCGATGTTGGCCTGGTCAGCCTTGTGTGTCTGGTAGGCAGGGAAGCCCACGCCTGCGGCGCTGCCCACGATGCCTGTCCAGATCGCTATAGCGTGAAGGTCCATGCCCACAATCCTACATCAACTTTCAGCAACGCGCCCGCTAGTTCGCACAGCCGCGTTGTAGCCGTCTTTCCACTCTTCAAGCCGACCAATCTGTACATCATGCACGCTCAGGCGATCGGCCTGTTTCGCAATTATGGCTTTATGGTCGTCGGCCCGCTTCGTAAGACCCGACACCTTCTCGGTCACGATCCCCCACATTATCAGCCCCGGGCCTACTACGCAAATAAGCGTGAGCGCGGAGATAATAGCTGAAACTGCTGCCCAATTCATGTTATCCACTCTATTCTCCTTGGCCCAATTTATGGCAGCGCAAATCGCCATTCAAAGTATCGCACTCCGCTTCCAATCCCGACAGCGTGTCCCGCGATCCCCACGGCAGGCACCAGCACCCACCACTTGCTGCCCGACTTCTTCAACTCGTAGCTGGCCAGCACTTCCGCCGCCGACACCCCGGTAATCACGCCGAACTGTCCCCACGCGCTCGAAGGCATCCAAGGGTTCGCCTCATGGCAGGTGTCGGCCCGGATGCAGTCCTGCGTCACCATCGTGTCCGCCAACCCCATCATGTACTGAGCGCCGTTGAGCAAGATGAACGGCCTGTCTACTACGCGCTGAGGCTGCTGCGCGAAGCAGGTAGCGGAGAGAGCGAGAATGAGTAAATAGCGCATTACATCGTTTCCCATGCGTAAACGCTTCCGGTGTAGGTACATCCTACTTGAACCGTATCGGTTCCTGCTCCTGCCGCTGGTACGTATGCAGTTCCCGGTGTAAAAGCAGACGCATCGCTTACCCATGCGGTGCTTGCTACCGTTGTCGAGCCGCAGTCGGAAAGCACTTTCCCGGCGGCGCTGTAGATTGTACCTGCCCCGACGAGTCCGTAAAATAAGTTACCGTTATTGCTCGAAGTTATCCCAGTATTTGGCAATGTTCCTGAGATAGAACTAGCGCCAATTTGCCCAAACAATATCCACGTGCCGCCTCCGATAAAATTAGCCTGCGAACTTACAACTTCCACATAAGAGGCATAGAGTGACGCGACATTTTCCGCTCCTAAACTGGATGAAATGATCGAAATTCCTGCTCCATCCAGATAGCCTGTGCCGGCAAAACTGGAGTTAATCAAGGTGTATCCAGCCCATGACGCGCCTGTTTGCAAACTAACATTGCACGATGAAGTGTAGTTAACAACTTCAATATATGCACCATTCAAGTTTTTGATAGACAAACATCCAGAAAGTGAATCGCCCTCATCAGCATCATTGATGAAATCAATTTGCGATCCGCAACAATTCCCGGTGTCGAACGCGATATGCGTAGCGCTAGAAGTCGTAAATTCCACGATGAGATCGCGTACAATTTGATTGTTATCGAAAACGACGTTTGAAGTGTCGAACGTGATCGCAGAGGTAGCACCGTCGTATTGCAAGAATTGACTGTTCCCATAAAATGCCGTTCCACGATGAAGGGTTAGACCTACTGTTCCAACATCTATTTGCGTTCCTCCACTTGGATCGTCTGGTATGTAAACGGCGGGGGGGTATGTGTCGAGCACGGCCTGCACCGCAACGTGATCGTCCGTCGTTCCATCGCACGTTGCAGTCGAAGGCGGCGCACAGAGATTGACTGCATAGAGTGGAATTTCCCCAATTGTGTTTCCGCTACCGTCCACCTTGAAGAAAATCGGTGACATATCCGCATCTGGAGACGGCGTTGTGCTGTTCAGGTTTGCCGTTGACAACGCGCTGCCGCCATTGACACTCATGGCTGTGCCGGAGCCGGAGCCGCCCGCCAACGCAGCTCTATGGCCCGTATTGTCGCACCCGTAGTAGGTACCCGCGTACCACTGGAGAGGCGAAGGATTTGTGCAGGCGTTGCCTGTGGGATCGCCGGCTACTTTCTCAATCGCCGGACTGCTCACCTGCCCGCCGCTCGCCGCCGCAGCCGCGAACAGCACCGTAAGCGTTGAAATCTTTGCAAACCGATTCATTCCGTCTCCTTATTCCACCGTCAAACCTGTTGCCGTTGAGCTTCCGCAAGCCGCTGCCGTAATCGTAAGCGAACCCGCCGGAAGCACAGCTCCCGCAGTTAAGCAGCGATAGACTGTATTTGATCCGACAGCCAGGCTTATTCCCACAAGGCTGGGAGACGACTCCACTTCTACTGTGACGTACAATGTAGCCCCCGCACCCGCTGTGCCGGAAATGAGAGCGGTGTTGCCCGCAGAATAAATGTCCTGCAAAGCGCCCCGGTTGCCGCCGCCCGTGTTGTATGCCGATTGAATAAGGATCGTGCCGCTCGACGCTACAAACGCAGTAGACGTGTTGAGTTGATTCAGCGCAGCAATGGTGTAGCTGTTCGGCGATTGATAAGTCGATATGCTGTAGGTTGCGCCCTGACTCCCAGCCGAAGTTTTCCCGAAAGCCAGAGCGCCTGAATACTCATTGATGCACACGAGAGCATTCACGCTCGCAGACCAGTCGATTGCCGTAATGCTGCCGCCCGAAACTCCATAAATCGCTGCGTAATTGGCGCTGGTGGCGATCAGCGGAATGGGATTGCTCGCCTGATCGGTGATGCTGGTAATCGGCGTGCCGGAGTCATTGAAGTAGGCAATGACCAGCGTATTCCCCGCCGCTGCGGGCGTGTAGGAGATTGGGCTGCTGGTCGAGCATTTCGGAGTCCCGGCAAGAGCTATATTATTTCCTGAGTTCAGTTGCGCCGCGCCGGGCAACTGTGTCACCAGCGCGTAGGTGCCTGACACGCTGGGCTCGGTAAGCGCGATGCTGGTAGAGCCGCCCGCGTAGTGCGTCAACGGCATATAAAGCGTGCTCGCTGAGGATAGATTTGTGTTTCCGTTGAATCCCACGCCGCCATAGAAATTGGTTGTCGAGCTTGAATTTGTCGTGAATGACTTGTTGACCGTAATGTTGTCTTCGACTAAATCCGCGTAGACATTGGAACTGGGTTTCGAGTTGGGGCGATAGAAGGGGGCATCCGCGGCCTCCACCATCTCCGCCTGAATGCCGTTGCAGCCGTGGATGTACCAGCCGGTACTAACGTTGTCGCACCATGACGGAAGGGCACCTCCGTCATTGTTCCAAAACTCTTGCAGCGAAGCGAGCGCCGATCCAGTCACGAAGTTGTCGGTCAGTGCGCATCCCACGTTCACGTTCATGCCGTTGAGAAATGCACAGTCATTGTGAATGTCGTTGTTGTACTGCTCTATCGGCGCTCCGTTCAAGCCGCCGCGCTGGCGGTAAATATCAAAAGCTAATACAAAGCCGCCGCCTGATGTGATCGCTGCCGGAGTCACGCCCACGCCCAAGATATGTACGCTGCCGCTGTTCACTGTGGGCGTGATGGTCAATGTGTAGGTTCCAGGCGGCCGACTCAGTACCAGTCCCCGGCTATTCGTCTGACCCAGCTCATCTGAACAGACTGAGTAAGTAGGACCATCGGATGCAGAGAACGGGGTAGGCGGAGCGGTCGTGTACTGGTATGGGTAGGGATTGGCTGAGTCTGACAGCGTGAAAGTTCCCGAATCGCCGTTGATGCACTCATACAGCAGAACCGGCTGCTGCATTTCTGCGGTGGTGGTGTAGCTGATGACTAGAGGTGCGGCAGCACCGCTTGTCGTTTCAAGTCCTGTGATTCTTGAGAACGTTGTGTCTACGGTCCAATTAGAGGGAGCCGACGGCATCGTGATCCATCCGATTGAAAAGTCGAGCCCTAAGATGCCTGCACCGTACACGCTGTTAAACGTGTTCTCGAAGGCCCCGGGCCCCGAGAAGTTTACATCGTTGACGCCGGGATTCCATGTATAGAGAACTCCTGCTGCGCCCGGGAACACGTTATTGAAAACGGCGTTTGTTTGGTCGGCTACGCCCTTGCCTGAGTCAGCATAATTCACGCGCGAGCCTAGTCCCCCCACAGTCTGCCACAGGAGGTAGGGGTACTGCTGATCGGGGTAGGTTGAATCTTGTGTGCGTGAATCACCGAAGGAAGTAAGTCCGCCGGTCCATCCAGTCAACGGCAAGGTTGCCCAGAGTCCGGTGATGCTTGCCAACGGGGGACCGGAAATCGCACCATTGCCCAGCGAAGACGTTTGCAAGCTGCTTGGCGCAATTGAGTTGCCGTTTACGATGTTGGTTGCGGCGCCTTGCACAGTCGTTGCGCCCGTACAGCCATTCGCAATGGTGTTCCCTGAGATGCATCCGAAGCCCGCAATACCAGGAGTCACATCGGTCAGCGTCACAGGGGCTGTATACGCGTTCGGTGGATACCCACCGCTCAGCACCACATCGTAGGCTTGCGACAAAGGAGCGTAGATCGGCGGAATCGACCCGTTCGTGTTCGCGGTAAACGGGCTCTGTGGGGTGGTCGTCGCCAGTGTCTGAGTTCCCGTCAGATACACCGTGACGGTACAGGAGGGGATCACGCCCATCTGATAGTTGCTGGACTTCAAGCCGGAAACCTGTGCCTGAGTACCGGGGAGAGTGCAGGCGTAAATGGGGAGAACGGCAGTCTGAGCATGTGTCAGAACGGGGGTAGCAGCGAAGAGAAAAAACCATGCGATTCTCTTGAACATCAACAGCCTCATTTTCCGAGGCCGTTCGCGGGCGGGCAATACGACAAGTCTTTCCCATTCAGCATACCCCCACTACGGCGTTTCCCGCTACCATTTTCATGGTTTTGGGTTTATGCTTCTTGATATGGAAAATCTGACTGTGACATCCGAACCCGCCCCCAAGCCTACATCGAAGCCCAGGAAACGCAAGATGAATGCTGCCAAGCGTAAAGCCATGAGCGAAGCCGCAAAGCTCCGCTGGGCCGCAAAGAAAACAGGGAACACATCTGTCCCGGTACAGGCCCCGCAACCGTCCGCTCCACCCCCGCCTGCCGTGCTCAAGCTCCAAGAGCAGGTCGTAGGTCTCGTCTCCCAACGCAGTAACGCGCGTCAACGGCTCTCCGAGGCTCATTCAGCCTACATGCTTGCCCAGAGTGCGCTCCAAGCCGCCGAAGCTGACGTCAGAGGTACGGAGCAGGATGCCCAATACCTCCTTGGGCTGATCGCTCAGTTGGAGAACCGGATACCCAATCCGGCACCCGCCCCCGTGCTCCAGATGCCCAACTCGATGGCGGGCGTCTCATCCGAACCGGCGCCGCAACCCAAGCCGCAAGCGAACTACGCTATGGGGTCAGCCGACGATCTACGGCGAGAACTACGCGGAATGATGTAGCTTTAGGAAGCCTAGCCCCTCGGAAGGTTCCAAGCCTCTCGGACAGCAGGCACGAAAAGGGCATGGACGTGTTCGATCAAAGCAAACCGACAACTGAGGCTCTGGAGGAGTTTTGGTCTCCTGAATCCGTGACAGCTTGGCCTCCGCCAGGTGCAATATCGCATCAACTTGTTCCGGCACGTCTACCTGATGAATCTGCACCACTTCCGGCAGCAATCCGTCCTCAACCAGCGTGTCCAGCCATGCTTCGCGGCTGAAGTTTGATTGCTCCCTAAAGATGGGCTTCCAAGCGCCATCGAAGCCGGTCCCGTCCCGCTTGCGGAATCTCAAGGTCTTCGCCACCGGATGCGTCCATCCCTTGCATAGCGGGCCATGCCGCCGCCCATTCCGTTCCTGCCCCAAAACCACTACCACGAGGTCCATCGGAACGCCATAAATTGCTGATTCCAGAGTCCTCCAGTCATGCTCGGCTTCGAGTTGGCGGTAAATGTTCCACGTGGAACACAGAACAACCCTCCGTAGATGGCTCTCAGAGGGGTCTAGGAAGGCTGATGGGCTCCAGACATGGTTTCCTACCTTAATCGGCTCCGGGCGCGTCCAGCGGGCTCCTGGGCGCAGCAAATAGCATGTAAACGCGGCTATCGCTGCCAGATGTTCGGCTTCCCCTAGAATGTCGGTTTGGGGTGAGTCGAGTCCCCTGCTTGTCGCCAGTTCCATCAAGGCTTCAGAAGCCACGTCTGAGGGGTCTGAGTCGGTGGTATCCGTCAGGCCAGCTTCCACGGCTCGGTAAAGGGCTTCTATCGGGGGGATGGCGGGAGCCTGCCACCGCTGCTCAAGATAGGCTCTCAAACGGCAGAGATCATCGCTAACGAGCGTGGGTGCGGTAGTATTCGGCATCTTGCTGCAACTTTTTGGTCTTCGGTCCACGGACGGCAGTTGCGCCGATCAAAGCGGCCAAAGTGGGGCTGACTTTGATGCCCTTCCTTTGTGCGGCTTGGGCTACCTGCTTCAAGCCGTCCGTGAGCTTGATGCGGTCGGCATAGGGGAGTTTTGCCAGCGCGTCTATTTCCCCCGCTGGAGGCCGGGACAGGAATTCCATCACGCCGGGATGGGAAATAATCTTCGCCAAAATAGCCGGACTAAGCGCATACGCCGCTGTTCCAACTGCCGAGCCGACTTCCGCCCCAAATCCGTGACCGAACACGGCCCCTATGATTGTCCCAACGCCGGCAGATCCGATAAGTCGCGCAACCTGAAACTTGTTTAGCCCACTCTCGCCCCTGGCCCACTTCCTTACCAACTCCTCGCGCAACGCTCGCGTGTTGACTTCGGGCACTTCGACAGCCTTTGTCTTGGGAGGCTCTACCGGTTTTTCCTCTGGATATGTTGGAGTCTCAACCTTCGGTCTTGTCGCGTCCGTGGGCAATTTGGAAAGCCGCTCATTGGCCGCGTCCACATCCCGCAGCAGAGGGGAAATGCCCGGATCAAACGAGTCAAGCAAGCGTAGCGTGTATTCATCGGCCTGCCTATCGGTATAGTCTGAGGCTCTTCCCGAAACGGCCTTTCCTGCGCGATTGTTGATGATGTCGGATGACTTCCCAAAGGTCTGTTTCATGCGCCGCCAATAGTTGCGAGCATCCTTGAGAGCAGCGCCTTGACCGTGATCGTCCGCGATGCGCTGCATCTCGTCTCCAACGGCATCATGGAGAATGTCGTAGGCGTGATAGGTTTCCCCTTCGAGAGTCCCCTTGGAAAGTAGGGGACCGAGCTTTGAGTAGAACCCCTGCAACTCGTCGTAAGTCATCGCGCCGCGTGGCATCCCGTCAACACCGCGACCGTTTAACCGCTCATCAAACTCCTTTACCAACGGAGGCATCTTGTCGCCGGAGATCGACTCGGTGGCGTCAGCGAGGGCCTCCCGCGTTTTCTCGGGATCAGCCTCATACCGATCCAATTCGCTATTTACACCGCTGTACTTCTCGTTGCCCACTTCCAGCGCATCGTGACGGGCTTTCTCAGTGCGAACGTCAGCCTCTTCCAGTTTGTTGTCAACGTAGGACTCAAGGCCAGCCCTCGCGTCAGGGATAGCTTTCGCTGCGGCGTTCGTTTGTTCCGCATCCGCTTTATCGGCGAGATACTTCACATGAGCATTGACGTTCTTCTGTGCGGCTTCGCGCAAATCCTGCTCATACTTAGATAGGGCGGCACGATTGTTTGCTTCAGTGGTTTTGGCAGATTCCCCAGCACTCTTCGCGGTCGTCCCGACCTGTTCTTCTACTACCTTGCGGCCAGCACCAGCCAGAGATTGAGCCGTGCCTCGTAGACCTTCCCTCAACTTGCCAGCCTTCTCCATTAATCCCTTCGTTACCGGCCCGACCACTTCCCCCATTGCTCTCCCGGCCTCAATGCCGCCGAGGATGTTGCCCATCGCATAGTCGGGGTTTTCCTTGATCTGCTCCCACTGAGATTTCAGTCTGTCGAGTGAGGCTTGCTTTGCCGCCTTTTGCCTCGGATTCAGGCCAGCATCGGGGAATATCTGATTCAGCGCATCAGCGGCCATCTGCGCCGTTCCGTAGATGGAACTAAGCGGATGCAGCAAAAGAGTCGCACCAGCCGAAGCGACGCCTAATGTCGCGTTTGATACACCCTCAAACGCCGCGCCGGGATACTTGCCCATCGTGGATTCGATCCCGCCACGCTCCTCTGCGGACAGCGGCCTGAACACATTGATGACATCGTTCTTGCCGCGTTCGATTCCTTCGAGGATGCCGGGACTTTCCGGGGGAGAACCGGCTTCGGATAGCGGCTTCCCCCCGATGCCCTTCTTTTTGAAGTAGGCGATCGCTGCGGGCTTGTCTGTGCCATCGGGGAATTGGTATTCAGCCCCGTCAGGTCCAATGACTTTCACTGGCATGTGGCACCGTGCTCTTTCAGGTACTCGTGCATCCGAAGCGCGGTATCCTCATTGTCAAGGATGCGGCCAAGAGCATAGTTGCAGAAGCAGCAGATGATGCCCCGCACCTTCCCAGTCGCGTGGTCGTGATCGATTACCGGAATCACGGTATCGCTATAATTCGTCAGGCACAGAGGGCACGAATCACCGGACGGAAGAGACTCGAACTCCTCTTTCGTTATGCCATACCTGTTCATCACCGCGCCAAGCCTGATACAACCCTTGCACCACGAAGAGCCGCGATTGCCGCGAACGTAAAAATCCTCGATTGGCTTGCGCTCTTTGCAGTGAATGCAGAGTTTGATTCCAGCACAAGGTAGTTCGGCCCTCTTAGGAATAAACCGATACCCATCCCTTTTCAACTTGGCCGCACGATCCTTCACTTGCTTTCGAGACAGCCCATACTTCGCGGCAATATCTTTGTAGCGCAATCCCGCCAGAATCTCTCCGAGAATGGTCTGCCCGTCTGGACCTTGCACTTGGACGGCCATTACTTCATATCCTCTGGCGAGACAACGATGATTTTCGAGCCGCCCTTTTGCGCTTCGCGGTTCTTCTTCGTTACTGGTCCCTGCGGAGCGGTGATCTGAGGCAACTCCGGCTTCGATTGATCCGCCATCGTGCGCTGCTCTTTGGAGACTGCTTCCATGCCATCGAGAAGCATCTTCCTGAGCGGATCGGGAAGTTCACCACTCGCGGCTTTGTCGGCCATCTGCTGAATGTTCATGCCAAAACTGCCGATCTTGAGCGTCAGGTTCAACTCGGCAGCGGTTTTGCGTCCGCCCTTTTGCACGACCGTCGTGTAGAAGTTCTGGAGTTCGTTGTCAGCCGCAGATTTGTTGCCTGGCTGCGCGTACTGATTCTTGAGCGCCGCGACCGTCTCTTCGGATTGGTCCGCCTGCGTGTTCAGCGTGCGATAGGTTTGCAGGTCGGAACGATACTGAGCCATGTTCTCTTGAAATTGCTGGCTCATCCCCATCCGCTCAAAGCCAGCGGCAATTGAACGTGACTGAGCCTGTATGCGCTCATCTTCCTTCTTGTCCTCTTCGGCCTGCTTGTCCTTCTGCGCCTGTTTGATGGTCTGCCAGATTTGCTTCGCTTCGGGGGGAGCATCGCCGTTCGCGCTCAACTGCGAGGGAAGGTACTGCTTGCCGGTGTCCTGATCCTCCACACCGTAAGCCACGCCGCCCTGCTCAAGAGCCTTGAGGCCCTTCGGCGCTTTTTCATCTCCCGGCAGTATCGGGACTGCACCTGGAGGAATCTTGCTCGGGTCTTTCGCGTCCAGATACATCTTCGTGCCGTCCGGTAGCTTGTACGGCTTCATGTCGGGCGTCTTCTCCGCGCCGGGGTCAAGACCGCCCTTGATCCGCGCTGCCGCGTGCGCCTCGGCCGGTGTAAGTTCGGCAGGATTCGGCGGGGGCGTTCCCTGCGCGTACTGTCCCGCCATCACCTGATTCTGCTGCTGATACTTCGCCGCGTCCTGAGCACGTACCTGTGCGACGTGCGCCTTGAGATGGTTCGTGATGTGGAGCTTCGCCAGTAAGTCTCCCGCGCCTGCCTCAACCGGATTCGGGCCTCCAGCCTTCTCGCCGAGAATCCCCCGCATCTGGCCGATAGTCTGCGTCATGCGGTTGACCGTCTCTTCGTACTCTTTTTCCTTGCCTGTGACGGCCTTTGAGGGATCGTTCGGGTCGGCGTAGAGGGCGAGGCGCGTCTGGTCTGCCTGGAGAGCCTGAGAAAGGGGTGCCAGAGCGAGTTTCAACTGCTCGCCGCGCTGGTCCTGACGCTGCTGCTGCCACTGACCAACTTCCTTTTGAGCGTCGGGAGCATCGGCCGCTCCCGCAAATCCCCGCACCGCTTTTGCCAAAACATCAGATGCGCTCATTGTATAGACCTCTTCAGATACGCTAAAGCCTTGGACACACCCTCAGCGGAATCCCCTAACTGACCTATAGCAGAATTACATTTGAAACACAGCCATCCTCGAAACGCCTTTGTTTGGTGACAGTGATCTAGGTGTAGTCGCTTCCCACTTCTCGGTGCCCCACAACACTCACAATTCATCGGCATGGGACGAGTGGGGTTCTTTACTCCACCCTTCCCCCACCTGCGATTCCGCGAAGCAATCCTAACCGACTCCCTTGCTTTTTCAGACCTATTCTGAAAACGAACGCATTCGACACAATTTCCATTCTTAACGTAACGCTTTGTGTGTCCGTACTTTTTACAGGGAGCACCCGTATAGATGCCTGCGGAACCAACACCCTCAGAACTATGAGATTGCGCACGCTTAATGCGTTTTTCTTGAATCTTCTCCTTATTCTGAAGATAATATTTGCGGCCGCGCTCTATCAACTTAGCTAGACAGGCATCTGCTGGCATGCGGTGCCCCTGGTTCCACGGCGTACTCCCACTAACAAATGGCATTTATCCATCCCCCCTTTCGCTGCTACGTCTGCGAATGACATATAACTCCCTTATGCGTGTGGACCAAGCATCCATGACAGCGAATCTGGTGCCGGGTTCCCGCCGCCCGTCTTGCCACCAATTCCCGGAATTACTCCGCTCAGCGATGCTCCGCCCGTGAACGGAGCCGCCGCAAAAGAAGCAATGCTCTTGAGAATGTCGTTCCACTTCGCGGCCTGCTGCTCCTGCATCGTCTTCGCTTCACCGAATCCCGCCTGATCGCCTTCCAATCCAAGGCCAGTCAAAGCAGTCCCCGTGGACGCCAGAGAGGATGCTGCGGCATTTGTCGCGCTCCCAGTCAGATTCGTAATGTCGCTCCGCCCCGCAGTGTCGATTCCCGCAACCGTTGCGGTGCTCCCCCCGGAGCGGTTGCCGAACTGCGCAGTGGTGTCCTTGGCCTGCTCGTTCCGGCCCCGGATTGCGCTGATCTGCGGGGCAAGCGCCTGAGCAACCTTAGTCGGGTCACCGGAAAGCAGGCCGCGCATAAAGTCAGAGGATGCAGTGAGATCGCCTTCGCCCTGGCTGGTCGCAAAGGCGCTCCCGGCAGTCAGATTGTTGTACTGCGACTGTTCCTGTCCCGTTACGCCTTCGCCAATCCCGAACATCTGCATACCTCCTACTTAGAATACCCCTTATCCTTCCAACGCGCATTATTCAAAGTACACGCTCGCTGCTTCTCCACTAAAACCCCCGCCTATCGAAGCCCCGACTGTCGTTACCGCCGTCTCAGCCTGGCTGCCAACCGCAGTAACTGCTCCAGGTAAAGCTGTTACGGCGGCTCCGTCCAGCAAAACAGATGAATCACCAGACCCAATCACGGTTCCGGCATCTGTAGCTGTGCCAGCGCCTGTAAGCGATAAATCAGCCTCGCCGGTTTCCGTCAGAATGCCCGGAGTAGCCGTTGCACCTGCCCCGGTGAGCGCCAACGATGCCTCAGCGGTCGGAGTCACGGTCCCCGCGCGGGATGTCGCTCCAGTCCCCGAAAGCCCTGTAGAGCCTGCGCCAGATTCCGTAACTGAGCCGGGAGCACTGGTGACGATCGCGCCGGAGAGTGTTGTCGAGGATGCCCCACTCTCGGTTAGAGCACCCGCATTGCTTGTGCTGCTCGCGCCCGTCAGAGTCTTGCTTGCGGCCCCTGTTTCTGTGAGTGTTCCCGCACTAGTGGTCAGACTCGCGCCAGTCAGGGTAGACGTGCCGCCGCCATTCAGCGTCAGCGTTCCGGCTCCAGTTACCGCCCCTGCGCCGGATAGGGTCTTGGCCGCCGCACCGCTCTCGGTGAGCGTTCCCGGACTTCCTGAAACAGCAGCGCCAGAAAGCGTGTATGCCGATGCGCCAGTCTCAGTGATAGTTCCCGCAGCCGTAGTGCAGCGCGCGCCGGTAAGATTCACCGACGCAGGGCTACTGGCAGTGGCAATTACGATTCCAGCGGCCAGCGTGATCGCCGCGCCTACCAAAGCCACAACCGCCGCGCCTGATTTAGTCACCGCGCCCGGTGCTGATGTTGCGGACGCTCCGGTCAGGGTAACGGATGCAGGAACGTTGTAAGTGATTGTGATAGTTACGTTGTCTTGCAGGAGCGTATTGTTTGGCGAGCCAGTACTGCCAGTCTTGACGGCTCCATTCAGTTGCAGGGTAACGTTCGTAGTCGCAGCTTGCTGCCCAGCGGCAATGGCCTGGTTCAATGATCCCGGAGAGCGGGTTACCCACGAACTATCGATGGCAGTGTAGGTACGCCCAGCCACAAGGGTGAGCAGTACAGAACCGCCAGCGCTTGAGCGTAATTCCAAGGGCCCATCAGTCGATGAGGCTCCGACGGTGTAAGTGTTGCATTTCCCGTCGTAGTGATCGCCGGAAACCAGAATGTTGGTGACTACCGCGCCAGTTGGGATGCCGAAAAGCGCTGCCCATGTTCCACTTATGTACCAGTAGCCCGTGCCATTCCCGCTGTGCCCGGTTGTAATGTTGCCTAGAGAGCCTGCTGGATTGCCTAACCCACTCTGGTAAGTAGTGGCGTTGCCCGTGCCAACGGGAACTCCTGTCCACCCTGACGAGGTGGTTGCGAACGCCCAGGTTTGAGTAATTGTCGCCATGATTCCTTACGCAACTTGAACGAGCGACGTAGCCGCGCCGGGTGTGGGTAGATTGACGGTGAAGGTTGCGCCCGTGCTCGCGACCGTTCCACCAAAGTCGAACACGCCAACCACGTCCCCAGAAACTGATGCATAGACCACAGCACAGATTGCTGAGATCGTCGCTGTTGACCATGTCACAGGAGACGTGAAGGTGGCAGTTCCAGTGGTGGAATACAGCGTCACCGCTCCACCAGCAAGCGTGGCTCCGCCCGAGGAGTAGCCTGCGCCGCTGGCTTCGTCAGTTCCGACGTTGGTTGTAGAAGGCGCGCCAGTTCCAGGCGTACCAACATTTGTGAGTGCGTTGTCATAGGTGCCTGTTGCTCCAACTTTGATGAGCAGCATCTTGTAGGTGAGCGGGCTGCTTCCGGCGATGTTCACCTTGCCGTTGAGCGCATCCATCTTGAACTGCGTGCTGAGTGATGTCGTTGGCATGTGTTACTCCTTATGGTTTGCTAACCTGAATTTGAACTGAAATCTGAGTACATCCACTTGCGGAAAGCAGCTTGAATGCAAGCGTGCCGTTTGCTGTCAAGGCTGTTGCCCACGCGGAAACTGCGGTCGATTCGGCAATCTGCGCTGTTGCAAGGGTGACAGGCGTTGAATCGGTGATGATGTCCGTTACTGGGTCCGGTATCGTTGCCCCTGCCGAGAAGCAGAGTGCCATCTGTACCGATCCAACTGCGTTGCCGATGATGCTCCAGCCCGTAATCGTGCAATTATAGGGGACTGTCACATAGCCTTTGATTCCAAGGGTAGGGGGACTGCCCGCCCCATCCATCGTAATACCAAATACGCCCGTTCCGCCTGTTGCTGTAATTGTGACAATCCCCGTTCCGCCAACAGGAGAAATTGATATGCCAGAACCTGCAACGATCTGATTGACGAGCGACGGCAGTACCGCCGTTCCTGAATACACCAGCCAGTTCCGCGCCGAGAAGAATACCTGTGCCCCCTGCCCCGATAATAGTGCTAAACTTGCTACGCCATTCACCGTCCCCGAAGTCGGAGTCAGCGTGATGGCTCCGGTGCCCAAGTTCAGAATCGTGCAGGTAAAATTCGTGTTCACCGCTGAGTTCAGCGTCACTGCCACCGCCGACGCGGTATTGAAAATGACGATGCCCTGATAGTCGGTGTTCTGGACGGTGTAAGACGTGGCTGCCTGCGTGTTGATGCCCGAAGCGAACGCTCCCTGAGCATAGCTGGAATTTGTCGCCGCCGTCGATCCAGTGTTGGGGGAGGTCGTACCGATGGGCGAAGTGCCTTCCCGCGAAGGAATCAGCACCGGCTCATTAACGGTGTTGAAGTCCAGTATCGCCACCATCTACTTCTTCCCCTGCAAGGCTTTTACCTGAGCCTGCAACGCGTTAACCTGCGAAGTCAGAGACTCGTTCGCCTGCCGTAAATCCGTGATCCCATCATCGTGATCCTGAAGCGCCTGCCGAACGGTCGGATGGACACTTTTGTCTACGTTCACCGGAACGCGGAAACTGACTGGATTCTGAGTACTCATCCTTGGCTACCCCCGCCGCCCGACGGCTCAAAGAACTGCACCAGCCGGTACTCGGTCGTCGAATCCCACTGCATTACATTCCCCGCGAAGCCGTCGAGATACATCTGCATCCCAGCATCCTGTGTCTGGACCTGCACCTGCAACCACTTCCACTTGTTAGCCGTCACCGTCACCGTCGCCTTGGTGGGATTCCCGCCCGTGGAAGGCAGCGTCACCGGCGCTGGCGCATAGCTGCCGTTCCCTGAGTCAGCCGCGATAAAGGAAAGCGTCACAGAGCCCGTCGACGTGTACTCCACGCTGAGTTGATAGATGTGCTGCCAGCCACGCGCACCGACCGCCGGGGTAATGACCGTGCCCGTCACCGCTTCCGCGCCGCCGCTGGAGAACTGCCGGATGGTGTGATCGGCGCAGCCCACCAACACCCCCTGAGTGCCTGGCCCTTGGTTCGATGTGTGCGTCGTCGCCGCCGGAGTCGACTCGTCCGGCACCCAACCCATTGCATTGATGTTGAATACGAGAGTGTGAGGCTCATTATCCGTACCCGTGTAGTCGTAATAGAGCCAGTTGTCCACGATGCCGAATTGTTGGAGTTGGGGCTGCGTGTCATCTGGTGGGTAAATTGTGAATCCATTTCTCGTAATGGGTTGGGGTGCCGATCCTTCGTGGCGGAATAATGGATATAAATCTTGATCCGTGATTGACTCCGACCCCTGCCCGCCGAGGGAGAAGTGAATCCCATCGTCTACCCGGAAGAATGTCTTGCCGCTGCCCTCAACCGCCAGACACCGGGGAATGAACAAGCCCCGGCTGATGCCCGTCGACCGGAAGCTCCACGTACTGCCACTCGTCCCCGTCGCCGTCGCCTGAGCATTGAAGAAGTTCGGCACCATGATCCATGCTCGCTTGATCGAGAACACGATTGCGTACCCGCTCGACATGGCTCCGTTCACCAAAATCTCGGATGGGTCAGTCAAATCCTGCTGGTTCGTGTCCGGGGCAGAGTCTAGATTATTGCCCTTGCACCAGCGAATCTTTCCGTCCTTCCCCGTAACGCCGCACATGTAAGGGATATTGTCTGTCGGGCCAAACAGGTAAGGAACCGGCTCCTGCGCCAGTATCGGCTCGGCAATGTTATACGGTACCCCGGCCCCGCCAGCGTCTCCTATGGTGTCTGGAACGTCAGGAATCACGATCTCAGTCGTAGAAATGGGCCTTGCCACCAGCGAGTAAGCGTTCTGCGTCGGAGAGCCGATCAGCATCAGCGTCCCCGGCAGCCAGCGCACATCGAACTTGTCGCCAGACTTCCACGTAACCACTCCAGCCACGATGGTGACGATTCCAGACTTCGGGGTGTCGATGGACGGAAACGGCTCGAAGTCGTCGCGGTTCATCGTCGGATTCAGCGCCGCCGCCAAGTCGTCGAGCGTATCCTCGATTGCCGTGTTGTAGACCACGCCGTTGATCGTCCCGCCCAGCCCGTCATTCGGCCCGGTCGCCACATAGGTTGGGTCGGCAAGCGCATCGTCCTGCCGATAGCAGTCCCACTTCGTTACCTGGGGATCGTTCGACCACGGCATCAGGATCGTGTTGGCCAGAACCGGCGTCTGCTGATTCGGGGAGTTTGGCCCTGGATTTGACTGCGCTCCGGTTTCGGCAGCGCGATACTTTCCCCAATACTGGACGTTCGTTCTCACGCCCTGCGGAAGTGGAGGAATAACCGCCACGCCCGCGCCAGCGGTAGGAGCCATTTCAACGGTCAACACCCGGCCAGTGTGATACCAATAATTCCAATCAATCTCAATGGGATAGATGCCAAGCGCGGGAAACGTTACATTGATGCTCGTGGTGTGGTTCCCACCTTCCCCGTCCGGCGTCGATACAAAGAGCAACGGCAACGCGCTGACTACGGTCTCCGACTGGCCCGAATATCCATAAACCGCTCCACCTGTCGAAGTTGCTCCGCCACCGATGCCGACCATGATCTGATCTTTGTAATTGAATTGCATCGCGTAAGTTCCGCCAGCGGGCACGAAAATCGACCCGACAACCGAGGCGTTGAAGTCCTGATACCCCTCCGACTCCAGCGCGGGAGAGAATAGATCGATGGACCCAACAGTCGAGCCCGTTGAATCCAGTGTTGACCAGATCACCGGGACTGTGCCATCTTCAGGCGTGGAATCGAAGATCAGTGAGTTGTTTGTCGCCGACGCCGATGCCGTGCCGATGGTCTTTGCAATGCCAGTTCCACCGTCTGCCGTGTTTCTCCAGATGTAGTCGGCCACCGGCCCGGAGTGCGGAGAGTCGCCCCACACATACGCCGTCATCAGGCCAACGATCGATGCCACCTGCGTGATCGAGGAAGTCGAAACCACCGCCTCCACGAGATAGGAGCCGGAGTTGGCGGAGAACGTCCCCCCTTGCGAGTTGATGCCGATCTGGAGTTGCGCGGCGCCCACCGGGACCGTGAGGGTAGCCGAGGCTCCTACGTTGCCCACCACGGGCGGGGTGCCGCCAGTAGCTTCCGCCACGATGTTCCCGTCAGCATCCGTGAAAGCAAAGACAACGATCTTGGCCGCCGCAATGAAGTCGCCGGGGTAGTTGGCCGAGGTCGAACCCGCATCCCCCGGAGCATGAGACAATCCGTTCACCGTCGCCGTGCCAGTCACCGTCAGAGTCACGGTCGAGCCCGAAATCGGCGTCAGGATGGTAGTGGGATAGGGCGGCTGATTGTCCGTCCCGGTGTAGTTGTAGTCGGCGTTTACCCCGGAGATATTCGTCCACGGCGGAGTCGTTGCCGGAAGGGTCAGCCATTCAGTGATGTTTACCGTGTTGATTCCTACGATGGGAGGCACTTGCGGCTCTTTAATGCCCATCTTGCGAGAAACATTACTGGGCAAAATTTTTACCATTCCAGCGCAAGTGAACCCACCTGTAACCGTGACGGAACCAGCGGCAGCCGAGTCACCCACATACATGACTGCCTCAGTAGAAGTATTAGGACGAAAAGGGGTCATGGAAACTGGGTTCCCGCTTAGACCCGTAACGACACTAGTTCCGTTACTGTAGACGGTTCCATCGGAGTCTGACGCGAAGATGATGTACCCGGAAATGGTGTTCATTCGCTGAATCGAGCGCACCACGGCGGCAAGGGTGTAGATCGCCCCAGTCAGCTTATTGCGGAGCGCAAAGCCGCCTCTGAGGTAGGCCCGAACGTTCGATGTCCAGGCGCAGAATCCCGCCGCGATCCTGTTGACCGGGTGTGTCGCGTCGAGTCCGTGGAACTCTGCCATGACTATCGCTTTCCTGATGCCTTCTTGCGAGTACCCTTTAATTCGCCTCTGCGCTTCTTCGAGAAGTAGATGGCGACGGCCTGTTTATTCGCCACTTTCGTCCCATGCTTCCTCTTCGTCTTGGCGTAGGTCTTGCCCTCATGGATTTCCTTGAAGGCTGCTTCCCTGCTTGCCGTGTCACGCTGATTGCTCATTTGCCTCCTTCGATTCAGCCTCGTCCTGAGCCCTGCCCTGCGCTCGCAGTATTTCGACGAAAATACCCGCGTTCGCGAGCCGCTTGTTCACTGCCGCCGCCGCACGATAGAAGTCCTTCAGCAAGGGCATCGTATCGGAGAACGGTGTCCCACCCATCTTGAAGCAACTTAACACTTGTGCATAGTTTAATATTTGCTCGAAATCGTCGCGGCTGACCTGCACGTAGACGCCTGTCGAGTCGAGCAGCGGAGCATTGCCGAGCAGCGTCAAAGTGACGAGTTGGCTCACCCCTGGAATCGGCGCAATGAAGTCCATCCCAGCCTCAACCACGGCAGGAAGATTCGACTGCGACTCCTGCCACCCAACCGCGAACGAATCCATCTCCGCCAGCGAAGTCGTATCCGCCGTCCGTCCAGCGATATTTGTGTCCAGTAACCAGTTTGATGCCTTCATCATTTCAAGCATCTGCGTGTAGCGCTGGAGACAGTAGTTAGACCGCGCCATGTCCGTCGATTCGGACTCCATCGCCAGGACGTCGGCCAAGGCTCCGTACATCGGCACCATCGACCAATCATCCGGCACCCCCAACAGCGATGCCCCCGGCGGGTTGAATGTCGGGCCAGCGTTGAGCGCAATCACATCGAAGTTTCCCGGCGTCGTCGGCGCGACGTCCACATCGAACGCCAGCGGAGGTTCGGAGGCCACCGTCCATGACTGCGGGAACCCGACCGTCTGCTCGTATTCCGGCTCAAACGACTGGAACGCCACCACGTCCTCCCGTGTCAGCGTCACGGGCAAATAGCACTGAATCTGACCCAAAACCGCCCCGGAAGCCGGCAGACTGATCGAAACCGCCAGCCCGGATACCCCGGTGACGAAGGTTCCCGTCTGGATACCCGTTCCGGTAATGACCTGCCCCTCGGAGATGGCCGCTGCCGAGCCTACAGTGACCTGAGACGAACCGGAGGATGCTGTGCCTGCCGTCTGGACCATCAGTGCCAGAAAACGAATCCTGCGCGGCTGGAGGACCGTATCGGCGAGAACTGACCTGCGGGTGCCGGGGGTGGAGTTGATGGGAGAAAGTTGTGCGAGATTGCACGAAGTTGCCTGAATGACTTCCTGTGTCCGTTTCTGGAGCGCCGATTGAAGGGCCGCTAGATTGAACTGATTCGTGCCGGTCCATGTCCCCCCGCTTGGAGGTTCGAGGAGCATATACTCCATCTGCGTATAAAGTGCTACGTCAGTCTGTGAGCGCAAGCGGGGGGAACCCGTTAAAGTCCCAGTATTTATCCACTGCCCGTTCGCATTGGGAACGGGGAACGCGACATTCCACTGCTCCGTCAGGCCGTTCCAATGGCGTAGAGCTTCGGTGATGTAAATCCAAAGCTCGGCAGGGGCCCAGAACGAAGTGTTATTGAGCCTTCCCTGGAGGGCGGCGATTGCGTCGGTTTTCGAGAGCCAACTGTAAATTGCCACATGCCTACTCTTGGAACATGATGTCGCAAGTATCGGTGTTCGCGATGTAGATATACCACTCGTTCAAATTCTGCCCCTCATGCTGGGCGGGACCAAACGTGAGCGATCCACCAGCGGCGATGAGAATTCCCTTGGTCGAACTTGTGCTCGCATCCCCGAAACGCATGTTGTTCGATCCGTTGTTCTGCACCGTGACCCACTGAAACGGCACCGTGGGCATGATCTCTGTCGTCCGAGCGATGATCGGAATTGTTCCCGTCGCGGAAGCAACAATCTGAAGTAATTGCATGTTAGACTCCTCCCCTAGTTGGATACCCGCCGAGATTCAACTTGCCTCCGTAGGTGGCGTAGGCTTGACTGCCATTCCACTTTCCGGGCTGGTTTACGCGGGTCATGTTCTCGCCGTCAAGGTTGAGATCGATGGAGAGCACCTGCCCAAAGTATTCGTAGTACGTCTTCTGCGCCATCGTCGATAAGAGCATCATGCCCTTGCCTGAGCCGGGAGTCTTTTCTTCCATCTCCGCAGCTTTGTCCTGAAGCAGAATCTCCTTCGCCTTGAACTCCACCATGTTCTCCGTGATGGGAGCTTCGGGATACATGGTCATCCAGTCGCTGAGAACCTTCGGCAACTGCCCCCGGCGGCGGTAGGAGAGCGTGTAGGGGCACAGATTGCCCTGCCACGGGTACAGTTCAAACCGCTGCCAGCCGTAGGTGGCGCTGCCTGCTCTCTGATCGATTCCGGCAGGCACAACGTTCGTCGGAAGCGACTGGTCCTGTCTTTGCGGATCAAGGTTCGCCAGGTCCGCCCTTGTCAGGCTCCAGAAATCCAGCGGCTGATCGTTGGTGAAGTCCTGAATCGCAATCCACTTGCGAAAGTCCTCAACCGGCGAAACGAAGTAATGCTGGTAGATGTAGTAGGGCTGGCCCGTTCCGCTTCCCGGCTCCATCCACGGCCGATCCAGCGTCAGGGTCACGAAGCCGGGATTGATCGTGTTGTAGTCGTACCCTACAATGTCGTAGATCGCAAAAGCCGGGTTCCGATACTGAAGTTGCGTGATGAGCGGATTGCCGGTGTAGGCCTGCAGCGCCGTCGTCGCCGTTGCATCCGCAATGACCTGATTCGAGTACGGCGTGGTGGTGAATGACCCTACCCCGTTAAACACCATGCCAGGAGCCAGCCAGCCCGAAAAACCTTTCTGAAACGACCAGTCGACTTGATCGTAGATTGACTCAAGAGCGCGGCGTACTGCCGTCTGAGCGCGAGGCAGCGACGTCTTTCCCGGCAATCTCGTCAATGCGAAGCTGACATCGTAAAGCGACATTCGTCCCCTTCAATAAAAAAGCGGAACGGGGTTTCTGCCCCGCCCCGCCAATGGCCACCCGCGATGACGGCCTACAAACTCGATACCAATGCCGCGAACTGAATCTGTTCGGTGCTGAGGTTCGTTCCAGTAGCGACCGGACCACCTGAGGCACCCAAGGTCACGCTCAGAGTAGCCGGAGTCCCTCCAGGGCTTCCGCCAGTCGCCGCGCTCGGCGCTACAGTGTAGCTGCCTCGATTCGTGATCGCCACCGCCGTTACTGCCGTCGCCGATACTGTCACGGTTCCAGCCGCGCCGCTTCCGGTCCCGCCTGAAAAGGTGATGGGGTAGGTTCCCGGCGTCATGCCCGACCCAGCCGCAAGTTGCGCCACGCTTGCTACGCCCTGCTGAGAACCTGCGTATTCCCATACCGCCGTCCATCCAGAAACCGAAGGCCCGCCCACACCGCCGCCTGCCCGGACTTGGTTGTAGCCCGTGGCAAGTGGAATGAACCGCACCTTGTAGTTTCCGCTCAGGCTCGTGCAATCGCAAGGGAAGTTGATGTACTCGCCCGACCCCGGATTGTAGACCGGATCGCCATCCGCAGCGTAGGACGAAGGACCGACGGCGTACAGCAGGGCGTTGCGAATCTCCCCTACCTCCGCCGCAGGAAACACATAGTTGGTATTCAATGGTCCCCCTATCCCTGCACTACTGGCAAGCGCAACCGCACGCGAGTCAATGACGTTGCGGCGGCGATGTCGATGGTGTGGCCGATGAATCCTGCCACCGGAGCCGTCGCGCTCGTGGTTGTGGTCACCGCAGCGGCCGTAGCAGCCGTGGCAACTGATCCTGAAGCTGTTGCAGTGGCCGTGGTCACGTACAGCGGCGCGTCGCCGAGTTCCTGAATCAGAATCCAGGCCGCGGCGCTGATCTGAGCCGCCGTCAGCGTGCAGAGCGCGATGCCGCGCACGTCAACGAGATTGCCGGAACTTGAATCGAACGAACTGATGAAGTTCGGGCTTTCATGCTGCTGCGCGACAACCGAGCCACCAGAGCCGGTCGAAAGCACGCTCGACAGCGTGAACGTCGGGACGGAGGTCATGTTCGCGCCCGCATACGTCACTTGCGCCGAAGTGATGACGCCCGCCGACAGCGTGAGATTCACGGTCGCGGCGACTCCGCCGGCCGCAGACGAATTGATCGCCACGGTCCCAGTTCCCGAGCCGGTCGCGGTGATGACGTACCCGGTGCCTCCGGCGACAACAATGGCGTTGTCGATGTAGGTGCCGAGGCCGTAGCCAACGGGAAAGCCAAAGCCGAAGTTCGAGTACGTGGCGTTCGGCGAAACCCTCACGAACCGATAGCGGCCCGGATAGAGTTTGTTGCCGTAGGCGATGTTCCACTGCGCGGCTTCCGAGGCAGTCAGGTCAACGTAATCACCTTCGTGCAGGTTGCCGCCGAGGTATGGCGTGCCCGTGATCGGGCTGGACATGCCAGTGGGCGACGTGTAGACGACGTAGGGTCCGAGGTAGACCGCATTGAAAGGAACTTGTGCCATTACTGTCCCACTCCTTTGAATCCGAAGAGCGGCAGCCCATGTGTCGGCTGGTCTCCGAAGATATTTGTCGCGTAACGGAGGTAGCGGATCGAGGACGAAATGTTGTTCGTAATCCGGTTCTCGTCAAAGTCCATGTTCCAACCGGAACCCGCCTTCGGCTTCAAAGCAACCAGCGAGTACGGGTCGATGAACCACAACACTTCGCCGGGGTCGATCGTGGTAGCCGAAGGAATGTTCGATCCGGTCGGTGATGCAGTTCCCGCGCCGACATTGACGCCATTCAGCTTGTACGTAGGCGTCAGGAACGGGGTAAGCCGCGTTGTGCCACCCACGCCGTCGTAGAACTTCGCTGTGCTCGCGCCGCCGAACGCTCCGGGGTTTCCACCAGGCAACGTCTGCCACGCCGCGCTCGATGGAGCCAGAGGATCGGCATGAATCTTGCAGCCATTGAAGTCCACCGAGGGCCAGCCGAAGTCGGTGCCTTCCTTGACTTCGAGTTGAAGAATGACCGCCTGTTGCCGGAAGGCCAGCGCAATCGCGCCCCACCCATAGAAGCTGGTGAACCCGCAAAGAGCCTTGGCGCCCAAAGTTCCGAGACGCGCGTTGGCGAGCAGGAAGTGCGAATAGTTGATCGAACCCGCCGCGCCCGCCAAGCTCCCGCAGTAGTAGGGAGTCGAGTTGTACGTCTGCCCGACCACGCCGTTGCGCGTGATGCCGCCGGTCAGCGTGAAGTAGTTCCCGAACGGGCTTGGATCGACGCCATTGTTGAAAATCTCCTCGAAGCCGTTCATGGCAAGATGGCGGTCGCTGTTGACGCCTGCCGAGGACGAGCCCGAGACGCCGGAACCGGAGTTCCATTGACCATGCTGGTACGCCTGCATCTCGACCATCGACTCCAACCGCTGCGTCATGCAGTAGTTGTCAATCAATTCCTGATCGGCAACCTGAGTCTCGCCGGGAGCGTTATAGAGCTTGTACTCCGTCGGCTCGACAATCAACTGCGAGGCCATGAAACGGATGTCGTACACCGTATCCGTGACCCGCTGCTGATTGGTCGGATTGATCGTCGCGCCAGGTTGGGTCGCTTCGCCATCCGCGTAGTTGTAGATGCCGGGAGTGCGGACGCCCGTCCCCTGAAAATCAAGGTCGATAATCCCGGCCTCGCGCAAAAGCGTCATCAGCGGATAGTTCGTGCCGAACCAGTCAATGCAGGTCCCCTTGCGTAACATTTCTCGGGACACCGCATCGCGAACATTGAAGGACGGATCTGTTGGAAGCGCCATATTACATCACCCTTTCGTTTACGCGGCAGCCATCCGCGTTTTGATTTCGTTGCTCACGCGATCGCGTGCCATGCGAATCTTTTCCATCGGAGACTTGCCAGCCATCTCCGCCACGCCCTTTGCATCCGAAGGCTTCGGGATATTTGGGAAATTCGACGGCACGCCGCCGCCAAGTTCCGGGTGCCCCATCGTCACAGGATGCGCGGCCTTGTACTCCTCTTCCCACTTCGCCTTGAGGCCGGCTTCGTGTTTCGCCGTTACAGCAGCAGCGTTTTCCTGTTCCTTCGCGCTGACTTTGTAGGTCTGCTCCATGTAATCGCGAACGGAGAGTCGCGCCGACGCCGCACGATCCGCGATGGTGCCGGGATCTTCCGGTAGCGGGGAGCCAAACACCCGCTGATAGCGGTTCATCTCGTTCAACGTCTGCCCCATCTGCGTGAAACCCTTGGTGATGAGGCCGGTAAGATCAGCCACCGGGTCTTTCGCTGCCGGGGTTGTGGTGGGAAGGTCGGGCATCGTGATGCCGGTAAATCCAGCCTTTTTCACAGCATCGAGCGCGGCCGCATAGGCGGCATTGCTCGCCTGCAACTGCGCGATATTGGTTTCCGTCAGACCGGCAGTGCGGATATTTTCATCGATCACGCGCTGAAGGGCCTGCGCGTCCTGCAACTGCTTTTCGGCGGCGGCAAGTTTCGTCGCGGCGTCCGACTGGGTTGTGGCGAAATTCGTGTTCCACTTTTTTACGACATCGGGCTTCGCGGCCAGTGTCTCTGCGGGTATTCCGAGTTCTGCTGCCAATTCCTCAACGGTCATAATTTTCTCCAATTACGATTGCATGGGCGCCTGCGGCTGCTGCGGTGCGCTCGGCGCAGCCTGGGCGGACATTTGAATTGCTTGGACGATGGAGTTTACTGCTGTGTCGAGAGGTTCCTGCACAGATGTGTTCTGTGCGGAAATCTGCTTGAGCAGCATCGCAATCTTCCCTAAAGTTGTCTGAAGGGGGTTGGCCTGCTGGCCTTGAGGCGAAGCACCGGCCCCCGGAGGAGGAGCCGATGCTTGCGGATTGGGGGTTGAAGACGTAGCCATTGGATTATCCAATCACTATTTCTTGTGGCCCTTGCGATGACCCTTGCGGCCCTTCTTGTGGCCCTTTTTGCCTTCATGGGCGCTGACGCCCTTGATCTTCATACCGCGCTTGCCTTTTGCCATGATGTTTCTCCTTTGGTTGAATTTTGCCCTGAAAAGCAAACAGCCCCAAAGCTGTCTGCGCTCTGAGGCCGTTCCTGTCTCCAAAGGAGTGAAACTGGAATCTCGTAATCTAAAATCAGAACTTACGCTGTTTCTGTTTCAATGTCAAGGGGCCTGTTGAATGAGTACGCTTCGTCGGTCGCCTCATCCATCTCGGAGCCGAGCCTGATCCGCGCATTTTGCTCCGTCAAAACATTCACCACGCCGCCCTGATTGATGTTCACATTGACCCTGCCTGTGACCTTACCCTGATGCACCTGAGACTGGATGTAGGCAATGGCTTCAGGGATGCGGGCCTTGTTGCGCAGAGCGACGGTTTCGCGGTAGGAGACAATCTTCTCCCGCTTCACTACTTCGATCCCAAGTTCCTTCTCAATATCTGTGCGGGTGTCCATTGATTCCTCCTATTGTGGTGCTGTAGCTGTGCAGCAAAAGAACGGCATCACATAGAAACTGTATCCGCCTGAAAATTTGATCCGCTTCTCGTTGAATAGCTCAATGAACCGATTTTGCTGTGCATCGCTCAAATGCTGGAAATAAAACTTGGCGCTGCTGGTGTCGCGAGTCACCCAATGCGTGCATTCCTTTGGGCCTTTGTCGCAAGTGCTCACCATGTATTTGTTCCCCGCCGCACCCGTCATTTCTTTATCTTTAGGGCAATCGCGGTATGTTTGTTTCAAGGGGAGACCTCCATTGTTCTCGACGTAGACCTTGTAGTTCTTGTCTGTCGAGCCCAATAGAACATCTCCAACTTCAAGACGCGCCATTAGGGTGTCTGGGTTTAGCGACCCGCAATATTGACATGAATCATCCGACGGATCGTAATCATTGTCACGAGCGAAGGCTGGAGAAGAACCGAAGTGACTTTCTTTACGTCGAGGGCATTGGAAACTAATACTCATAGATTTTCTCCTCCTACGAACTCTTATTCACTACTCTGACATTCCCCGACTGTGAACCTTTCATGGCTGGAGCGTTGCCCTTTTTCCCTGTTTGCTTTCTGCCTCCACCCGAGCCCTGCCCTGGCCCCTGCGACTCGGGAGGCTGGAGTCCAAGCTCCTGCGTTTTCTTTGCCACCGCCGCCTCGACCTCGATCTTCCAGATGGCATCCGCAACCTGTTCCTCTTTCCATTTCTCATGGCGAACCGGGTAATCCGGGATGCCTACTTTTTCCATCGTGGTTTCAAGGTCGATAGGAGCCTTTTGCTGAAGCATCATGATTTGGATCATGCGTTCTTGGAGGTGGGTGATATTGAGCAACTGCGCTGGAGTGTTTATCACCCTGAGTCTCTCGCAGAACCACTTTGCCCGATCCTTTCGAGTATGAGCGCTTGCGTTGCTTTGATCCTCGCCGGGAAGATGTGAGGGCACAAGCGAATTCGGATCGTTATCGAACGTCTCCAGCCCGACTCCCTCCGGGCCGATCATGTCCATGAGCCTCGCCGCCGGGAAGTATTGCGCGATGTTATATTTCAGCATCTCCGCGTCCTTCGAGTTGGCGATCCACTGATTGAGCGCGATACCCTTTGCCACGGGCCCAAGATTCTCGATCATCTTGTCGAAAGATTGATCCGACATATTGCCCTTGACTTCGCGCATCGAGGCTATGTCGGTAAGACCGAGAGCCGCTTTAATTGCCGCGCCGTTCATCTCTGCGATTTTGAGGTCGATTTCCCCGTTCTCCATGCTCTCCGGCAAGAGCGATTTCGTCCACTTCCCCGGGTCGCCCTTGCCACCGATGCGGACCCCCTGAGCGTGAAGGAGGTCGAGCTTGTCCATCTGCGTCCGCGAGACGCCGGTAGAAACGTCGGAACCGAGAGGCGGGTCTTTCCGTATCGCCTGCACAGCGTTGATTTCCGATAATCTATCCCGGCGAGCTACTTCGATACCCCGCACTCCGCTTACTATGGAATATCCCATCGGGGACCATACCCAATCGTTGACATCGTGCTGCGTGACCGGAATCTTCGCGTGCCACTCCCATGCCGTATCGTCATAGAGCGGGACCGGACAGGAAGGCGAAGTGATGACCAGCCTCAACTGCGGATACATGCGGCAGTCGTCTATCTCGGCTTTCCGCGAGCGAGGCAAGCCATTGTTGGGATCGACAGTCACAATCAAGTCACCCAAAGTGGGAACCTGATAGCCCCAAGTCGCCCCATCAACACCCATCTGCTGCGTATACCCCGTGTCGTTGATCCTGAGATCGTGCACGAAGCTATATCTAAGCTCGGTATATTTCTCAATCCAGTCAGAATTGCTTGACCCGCTAAAACGCCAGCGATCGTAGAACTCATAGCGGCGCAGCATGTTCGGAGTCACATTGACCCCGGAGCGAGCATACTGCGAGATCGGCGTCAACCACTGCTGAAACTGCGGGAACCTGGCATGAGCCTCCGCAAGCCCCATCGGGAAAACGATTGTGCCGGCGTAGGCTTCGTCCAAGTCTCCGTTGTGGGGAAGCTGGTCGGGAAGAAACTCTCTCGGGCCGAGGGCTTCAAACTTAATCTTCGCTATTCCGCCGCCATGCCACGGGCGCGAGAACTTCTGCCACTTGTATCCCCGCCCAAGCATGGCCCACTGGAGAGCCTTGCGAGTGTTCGGAACATAGAGCGAGTCCCAGAACACAAACTTGAAGATGTCATTGTAGAGCGAGACGGTTTTCTTCGACTGCTCTGCCTTGGAACCCATAGTGGCAATCTGGCGGAGGTCGGTGATGGTTTCGACGAAGGAACGGATGTCCGGCTGGAGAAGGTTCGAGGGCACGTCCCGGTCCTGGCCGGTGCCCATCAAAAGCTGAATGTCGTTTGTAAGGTTGGCGATTCCCGGCTGGTTCTGGACCCAATTGTCGCCGGTAGCGACCAAATCAGAAAACCATCCTGCTACTTGCGCTCCTGAACTCTCTCTGGGGGGAGCCTGCCAGCTAATCACTTTGTCGCTTTCACCGTAAAGCATCGACTCTCCAGAGACACTTGGGTTACAATGGAGTTGTCGGATGTTTCAGGCATCCGGCCAAGACCCTACACGGAGGCTAGTCCGCGCATGACAACCCCATCAAATCCAAATTCTACACCCGATTCTATCAAAGAGCAGAAAAGATTGGCCGAAAATGAGCGGATGCGTCTTTGGCGACTCGCCCACAAGAATGATGAAAACTATCGTCTGCGTAGGAATGAACGAGAAAAGAATCGAAGACGCAATTTAATGAATAGTGAACAATTCCGTTCCGCCGAAAATGAGCGACAGAAGGAGTGGAGCGAAAACAACCGTGAAAAGAGAAGGAAGATAGCCGCTCGATGGAGGGAAAAGAATCGGGGAAACATTAGAGACTATGCAAGAAAATACAACGTCTTGTATGCCCAGAAAAATCGGGATTCTATAAGGTATAAGGAACTTCAGAGAGTTTACGGAATCACAAAACAACATTACGATTCCATATTCGATTTTCAGGATGGAAAATGCGCTATTTGCCGAAATCCTTTTGAAAGCAAGGGAAAACGAAGAGCATGCATTGATCATGATCATTCCACAGGAAAGATTCGTGGAATTCTTTGTAATATGTGCAATATGATGATTGGTCACGCAGATGAAAACAAGAAGACTTTGGAAATGGCGATTGCGTACCTAGATAAACACTCATCCTCTAGCTAGATAGTTTCCCAGATCGCGCATCCTTCATAATCCTACTATCGTCGCCGCCCTGCTCGTACCTCTCCCCTCCCAGTTGCGGCACGGCCCGTAGCCGTTGGCTCAGGATGCGCTCGTAGAGCTTGTCCTGCGCATCCAGCATCCGAAGGTTCACATCGCGGTTGAAGGCGTCCAGGTGGGCACTACGGGCGACTACGGCGTCCCGTACAGCCTTCCTGAATCCACGTTCCCGTTCGAGCTTATCTACCGCCGCCCGCTCTTCATCGTCGATGTGCTGTTGACGATATTGGTCCATGAAACGCTCCAAATCCCACGCATGTAGGCAGGGGACCGTCTCGTAACGGATTCCGGGGGGTACGTGGAGCGGGGGAGCGTTTTCCAAGCCAAAGGAAAGGATACGGTTGCTGCCTATCTCCCGATAGACTACGGTCTTTTCCCGGCCCGTAAGTTGGACATTCATCCTTCCAACACTATACCCCACTCAGACTAGAAAGGCACGGCTTGCCCATTCGTCCTCAAGAATGTCCTTCACTCTCTTGGTCGAAGGCCATCTCGACTGTATACGAGAAGCGGAGTTTTCGAGTTCGTGGAACCCTGTCCAGCCCATCGCAGAAGCAAAGATATTGTCGTCCTTTTTTCCGGTGCTGGCGATCATCTCACTTTTACCTTCCCCGCCAACATACTTCCGCACAAAGGACTCCAACTGCCGAATTACTATGGGATCATTCAATACCATCCATCCGGTCACTACTGCGTCTACCCATCGGTCGAGAAGGTACGGCCTCGTGTAAGCGCGGGTGAACCATCCTTCCTGATGCCCGCTATCCGGCAAAATGTTCCCCTTCTTATCCATCCTGAGCATGACGTGGTGATCGAGAAATCCCATGATCTTTAGTTGGCTCTGGCACTCATCTCCCGGCTTCCGCGTCTGCTCGATAATAAACTTTACCCCCAAGGGATTCGCGGAAGTGATAGCTCCCCTCCCATCAGTCCCGTAGAGCACGGCGACGGCGGCGGCGATCCGGGCCATTTGCGGAGAGTTGACCCTCAGCGACGTGAATGAAGCAACCTGAATATCCGGCTCACGGCCATGACCATGTTTTTGCACTGAGAGATTCGCCCGGTCCTCATTCGGTTTGTTCAAGCCTCCAGCCGTGTCGATGCCGACGATGTACTCAGCGCCAGGCTTCGGCTCCTCGAAAATCAGGAGCTTATCGAAACACGCTTCGTCGGTAGAGTCGTCGAATGGCCGCAACGGAACAAGCCGCCAAACGTACTGGTTATCATCGAGTCCAGTCCACTCCAGAACAATGTCCGTCTCGTTCTGGTTCACGTCCACGGGGTCGGGCTCGTATGGCTTGTTTTCGTTGCTCATCAGGATCGTGCGTCCAGTGATGGCGTAGGCCGCGTATTGCGTCTCCTTTGCCTGCGTCACGAGGGTAATCGTCTCCTGGCTAAAAACGGGATCATCCTTCGACTGGAAGGCATCAACGGGAGTCACGGCGTTGGCAGCGAGGAATTCCCGCTCCGCATGTTTGGCGATAGCCTCTTCGTAGCCGAACTGCCAGAACCATTGAAACTCATTCGGCATCTCCCAGTGCTGACCGAGAATTTTCCAGAGATAGTCCGTGGACCGCGCGTAAAGTTCTCCGCGGCGCCGCATCTTGCGCGTGGTATCGGTGACGTGCGAGTTCCACGGCTCGGGGACCGGATGCTGGCGCAACCACGACTCAGGGGGATACAAGTCGGTGGCGCAGGCGGGAGGAATGAAGAAGGCTTTGAATCGTCCCTTGCCGGACGAGTAGAGTTCCCAGCTTTCCTTTTGCCATGTCGTTGCCATTGAGCCGGTACCTTCGAGCACCATGAACAGGGACGGCAGTTGGTGGCAGGCCGGAAACAAACCTTCGTCCAGCGTGTGCTTCGGGTTCGTATAATCTCCAAGTTCGCTGACGTGAACGCAGGATGGTGAATCGCCCTGAGCAATACCGACCTCCTGAGCGCCCGCCTGGACAGAGAGGCGAGAACCGTTCGTCCATCGGGGTTCAGTCGCCTTCGTCGAAGTCTGCCCCACCCGCAGCCAAAACGGGAGTTTTTCCTGGCATGTGTCGATCATGCTCTTGAGCTTCTGTGTCTGCGGAACCTGTACAGAGGCCATGACCGCGTAGGTGTTGGCGACATAGAGAATGCGCTGGAGAAAAAGCTGAGCAACAAAAGTTGAGATTCCTAATTGGCGAGCTTTGAGAACGAACAACTGAATTGCAATTTGGAGATCGTCACATTCGGCAAGATACGCGAAAAGAATTTTCTGAGACAAGCGTAATTCGAAATGAATAAGCTGGGTGTTGGCGGCACGGATGTAGGCGTAGCGGGTGACAAAATACTCTGCCGAGGCGAAGCATAAAAATCTCTCATTCTCCACCCACCGCTTGATCTTCTTGACTACGGCTGGAGACGGGGACTTTTCATCCTTCCAAAAGAAGTAGGACCGCGCTCCGGTTTTCGATTTCGATACATCAGCGTACTTGTTGATCTCCTCGACCATGTGATCGCACTCGCCAACGGAGTGGAACTGAGGTTCCCAGCCGTTACGGAGTTTGAAGTCTCGGATCGTTTGCTCTACAATTTTTTCCGAATACATCTACTTTCCCGCCTCTAACAAGGCGTGCTTCTGAGCACTCCATGTTTTCACTCCATCGCCGAGCGGAGGGAAAGCATCGTCCCACGAATCATCTGCATCCGTCTCTTTGTCCTTTTCCTCTGCGGGTCTGCCGAAGCCGATATTGATTTCCATGCCGCCCTCCTTAGTGGGCAAGAACCCAATCGCTTCGTGGAGCAACTTGCGGTCGGCGTGTCCTGCCGGTCCAAGGAATTTGGCGGTGTCCACGGTGGCGTCGACCACATCGGGATGAGCCAGAATCGCCTTGAGAGCGCTCTCCTGAGCCTTCAACAACTTCGCGGCCATCAGCACCGCCCCAAGAAGCGCCAGCGGGCTCACGGCGGCTTTGACGCATACCGCCTCGATGCTCAGGCGATCAAGATCGGCCTTAGAGATGGAGCGCCATGCCGCGAGGAACTGACGCGCCACCGGAGTGCCGGATGCCGAAAGGTAGTTCACAATTTGCGCTCGCGGGATGGTCTGTCGCTTGCCGGAAAAACAGCGTATCAGGATGTCTGTCACTTTGGGAGCGGCCGCAAGCTCTTCCGGGTCGATGTCCAGACGGCGCAGGATGGCGACCGGGGTGTGGAACTGCCTACCCTCGCGAGACGCACTAAGCGAGATTGCGGATACGTTTTTCGAGCGGGGAGATTTCCGCTTCAAAGGCTTTGTAGGCTTCGACGCTTTGCGGGATGGCGCGATCTCCAACCCTTGAGATGCCGACTTCTTCTTCGTTGATTTCATCGATTTGAGGATACTCCCGATCTGCCCAGCGTTCAGCTACTTTTACCGCGCGGTCGAGGATGTCAATGAGACGATCAATCTGTTTGCCGGTCACGATAACTCCAATCCGGATCAGGCACAATATGCCCGTCAGGCACATATGGACTCACTGATAGCTTAATTCCAGCAAAACAAAGATCGCGAATCTTTCTTGAGTCGAACGGCTCGTCGGTAATCCTCTGCTGTGGGATTAGGATGGCGCATATCTGGTCATATGTTTTTTGACTGCACACGCCTCTACCGCACTTGACCAGCGCCTCACTAGCTCTCAAAAGTTGGGGAATTATATACTTGACTTCCGTGTTCTGTTCCATCACACATCCCTCCGTTTCCCCTGCCCGCGCATCGATTTCGAGAAACTGGACTTCTCGGGCTGTTTCAGTTCCGTGGGCCGGGGGATGGGCTGGTCCGTCTCGCGGCGGAA